AGCCTGATTCTCCATTCTCAGCAACTGGCAACATACCAATTTCTACGCAAGGGTTGAAACAGAACTCTTTATTCTCTGTAAAGATAAAACCGGGTTCACCAAAGTCTTTAACAGACTTCATAATGTTAGCCCATTCTTCGCGGCTAAGTTCACCACGAACAAGCATTACAGAGTTATTACTACGACCACGTTGAGGGTTATCAACAAACCAATCACCAGTTTTGGCCTTCAACATCAAATCATCATCTTTATCAAACATACAGATGGTTGCAGACCGGCGAACACCACCACTCAAAACTGCATCAGACATATGCATAACAAAGTCATAAGCTGTGATGGTAGGAACGCTAACACCCTCTGTTTTACCCTCAACTAATGCTTCTAGCAACGCCTCGCACTTGACCAACGCACTACGCAAACCATCAGGGCCTGGAGCTTTAAACCCGCCACTAATCAAAGCTCCTTTAGGTCGAATCTTGTTGAAGTCAAAGTGTACTTGACAGCCTTTATAATCAGGGAATGTTCCACCGTCTACAAAGTAACTACTGAACAATACACCAAAAGCATCTGCCCACCCTTCAATTGTATCTGGAACTTGGAACACTTTTACTTTCTTCTCATAACGCTTATGTACTTTTGGCAACTTAGCAATGTGGTGAGATTGGACTGAGAAGCCAACACCACAACCACACAACAGGAGATACATACACTCTTGAAAGAATGCTGCGCGATCACAATGAGATACAGAGCAATTGTACATACGAGCTTCATGTTTAAATAGTTGTTCACCACCAAACTGTAATGCTCGTTGTGCCCCTAACACAACTTTATCTTTATAGGCTTGCTCTGCAAAAGAGATGTATTCTTCAAGCTCTGGTGTCATAACAGAAGCATACTTTTGACGGTGCATATTCATTACACGAGAAACTGATTCATCCCAAGTTTCATATCCACCCTTAACTTCATCCCAACGAGAGTAACCCATGTAAAACTTTGATTGACTCATCATATTTTTGCCAGCGGTATTCATACAACTCCTTATTTATAAATATTTAGTTTCTTTGTTTGTAGAGTGATCCAGCCTAAGCTTCCAAACTCTAGATGTTAAAGCTTCAGCTACATCACTTCTAAAACAAGCCTGTAATGCATACCAACTCACAGCTTTTTCAATTTGTATGGACTTCTCCCATTGCCAAGCCTTGTGAGCTACAAATGGATCAGATGTCATACCCAGATGTTTATATCCTCCGCCGAAACAGTTAACTCTAGCAAAGAAAGGGTTAATCAAATTCTTACCTTTATACCTTCTTTTGTCGTAGGCAACACCCACAGGTGTAGTTGTGTTTGTTGTAACTAGCCTAAGTAAAGTATTTATCTCGTGTGGTACAAAGACACAACTATCTTCGGAATAATGCTTGTTCCCCGGCGATAATATGTCTTTATCTAGGTCCATCCCTTCCCACATCAATGAAGACATCCATAACTTAAAATTTGAAAAATACTTCCAATTGTCTGTTACTGTGGCTTCTTTATAGGTGGGAAATTTCAGTTTAAACTCTTCTGATTTTGTCCTCCGTAAAACATCTTTCCAGCTTGCATATATGGGGCACATTACCTGTTTACCATTCTCATCTGTGAGAACTACATTGTAATCAGCATCATTAATACCCCATCCCCATACTAGCCTATTCCTTTTCCTAAGCTCCACCCTTGTGTTTCTCCATCTGCTGTAGAATCATCCCAGTGTTATTACTTTGTGCTCCCATGTTCAACAAGTCAATACGTAGGTTAAGGTCACAACTTGCTACAATAGCTTCCCAACTCGCTGCACCTTGAGTTAACCATTCACCACTGCGTTCGTGGCCTTGGTACATCAGACAGTCTACAACATTGCCACGAAGATTACGATGCTTACAAACTACCTCATCAACTCCCATGCTCACATCCAATCCATTATTAAAAAGAAATTTACTAATCTCTTCTTTATTGTCTTCACCAAATGCTTGGGCAAAGCCTTCACAGAGAAGCAAGTCTGACAAACTCAAATTAAATCCTACGCTCATTTATCTTCTCCCAAGTATTCTTCAAAAGCTTCTTGTGGTGAACTACCACCTTCGTACAACTCAATAAACTCTACAATATTTTCTTGGACAACAAGCCAGGCGTCTTCTTTTTTCATCAGGAATCCACGCTTCTTTAGGATGTTGATCAAGTCTGCAATCCAGGCAGATACATCATAATCATTTCGGACATTAATCATTTTATTTCTCCGTCAATGCTTTCCACGAAACTGGGAAAATTCGTTCAACCTCTTTACCGACTAACTCTGCAACCATCTGTACTTCTTTCTGAGCATTTGGATCAGTGCGCTTATTAAAGAAGTTAGCAAAGCTTGCCAGATTACCTGTCCAAATCCAATTAACAATTGCGCCTTGTGGCAGAACAAAACGAGCTTGTTCAGGGCATACATTATCATTCAGCATTCGCCAATAAGTAGATAGTGCTTGTTTAGTTGATATTTCGTACTGCTCCTGCCAATAGTCTGAGCATTCGTGTTTATCCCCACTACCTTGTTTAATACTTCCCTCTGGTTTAGAGCGAAAGAACTCAGGAATAAAAATCTCTGGTATTGTAGAGATATACCGGCGACTCTCTTCATTCTCTACCATACCAATCTTATGCTTAAAGCACTGTGTACGAATTGGAACAGGGGCTGCTACACGAAACTTCAAAGCTGTGTGTGCAAAAGGTGTCCAGTGATCATGTTTAGCTAAGTAGTCAATAAGCTTTGGATCACGTTTATCATCAAAGCTTTCTGCATCTTTAGCGAAACTCACACGGGCTGCTTGTACCACCGCAAGGTCGTCGCCCATATAGTCCAGCAATTCAACTTTAATCTCACTCATCCTCACTCTCCTCCAATTCTTCCAAACACTCTTCCCAAGTTAAGGGAAGATCTTTATAAAGTTCCCAAGCTAAACCTGTAGCAACTAATTCATTATAATATTCTTTTGTTCTTACGTCAATCTTCCAGTTCATTGTGGGCTTAGTCATATTCAAGCCTTAATCAGTTTATCAATAACTTCAATAGCACGTTTCATTGTATCTGGATCATCTAGAACATATTCTTCAAGCAACCCCTCTAGATAATCCTTGATCAAGTATAGATCATTTTTGTCAAACTTCAATTCTTTTCTCCTTAAACAATATAAGTAATTGGCAACCCAATCTCTTTTGCATATTCAATTTCTGCCGTAACTCCTGCACTCTTGTCCCAGCAGTCTAGCATAAGAACATATAATTCACTAGAGGCGTCTAGAAATTTGTAATCTACAGTTTTCCAGAAGTCCCAAGTTGTAGGCATCTCATGGGCCAAAGACAGCTGGTGACTAGACACGATTGGGCTAAACACTGCCAAACCTTGTAGCGTAAGCTCTGCTGTCTTGGCAAGAGCTTGTTCATATCGAAGATGCATAAGTTCTGCATCAGCTTTGTAGCTGTATGGAGAGGCTAAGTAAATCATTGTTCTTTATACTCCATCTCAAGTAAAAGTTCAAGGTAATGAATAGCCTTCTCAATATCAGCTTTACCATTCTTTTTACGATGACGTGTGATGTATTTTACAGCATTTCCCTCAAAGTAGTTCAAACCATTGGCATGAATATATTCAATTGGTTGAATACCACAATCTTTATAGTGATTGCCGCTTACTTGTTTATCTAGGGCTGATGTTTGAATACCTTGAATATCCTGTGGTTTTACATCAACAAACTTGAATGTACCATCTGCAAAATGCTTCTCAATGGTCTCTGCTCGATACTTGGTTGACTCTCTTGTACCATCATCCTCGATCCACCAAACTACATGAGTATCATCATCTGAAATAGGTTCTAGATAATAACTTACCAAAATATCATCTCTTACACGAAACTTCTTAGCTTCTTCCATCAACCCTCTCCTCAGTCTGTTTAACAATATTCTTCAATTTCTGTATTTGGTCGAGCATACCACTCATTTGTTGGTTTAAAGTATAAACCTCTTTTGTGAGGATGTCCACTTCTTTTTCCAACCGTGATACACTATTCTTTAGGCGAGAGTCTTCCACTTATTTACCCCTGAAATATTCCCTTTGTCTGTGAAGGAACTCCCTATCATTTTTACGGACAGAATAGCTCAATAATAATCTATTTATTACACAAAAGCTCCATTTCACTGTTACATATAAAAAGAAGGTTCCTCCAATTATCGCGGCTTCTATTGGCAAATTAAATCTCCTTTTACAATCCGGTTATCTTAGCCAGCCATTTACCAACTTTACTATGTTGACTTACGCCAGCCTTTCCAGTAAACACCCACTTAAATGGCGCAATAATCCACCAAAAAGGTACTAGCCACAACACGTTAAGACGTTGCTTCAGTGTAGTCTTTTCATAGACATCATTCAAGTGGTAGACTCGATAATCTCCTCGTTCTTCATCATCACAAAGAAAGTCTAACAGTCCGTTGATAGTTTGGGGAAGGTTAGACTCTTTAAAGTCCCTTTCAATCTGATGTTTATATGCTTCGTGTACTCGGTTGTGAATGCTCATTTATTCTCTACCTTCTTTTAGATATCCAAAGTATTTCATCTCAGCCGCTTGTCTTGCATTATAGGCTAACTCAGCAGTTGAGAAATATCCAAGCTTTATAAATTGTTTATTAACTGTTATGTAAGCTTCCCATTGATCCCTAGATAAGTAATAACTTACTCCTGTGTATCCTGATGTATTTAAGTTGCTTTTCCTGCGATTGTATTGTCGGTGGATTTATCAACCCACCGACAATTTTCTTTACAGTAAGTACCATTAACATCAATTCTGTCTAATTCCAGATTATCGGAATAACCTTCTTGCATGTCAGCCCAAAACCCTTCAAAAGACTCCCAAGATTCACAATATGTAATACCCCTTGATCCATAATCTTTGAAATCATCAGAGTTACATCTATTTTTCATTGAACCCCAAATACGATGAGGGCGTGTATTACTCATTCCATGCGTTCTCGGGAGATTCTTAATATCTTCATAGTAACAACCGCAGGAAGTAGAGTCTCCATTCTTCAACAAAAATCCTAGCACTGCACGTTCAGTACCACAAGCACACAAGCAATTCCAACTTGCATTTTTACCAACCAAACCCGCATAAGACAGGACGTTCCATCGTCCAAATGCAAGTCCTTCTAGTTTTGATCTTACCGGCATATCACCCTCTATACAATATTAGCTAACAAGCTTTGGCGTTTTTCTTTGCTCAATAGATTTGTTTTACCTCGACGGAACTGACCTGTTTGAACATTACGATAACATTGATATTTGGCGCTGTTGGAGAATACAAAACCATCTTCGACCCAAATATCTTGTTCTTCCACTTCATCGTTATGAACAGAGAAATTAGGAAGTTTAGTGTCCCAAACACACAATTTCTCGTACAACTCTTGGAGGGACAAAACATCAAGCTTATTGTATTCCTCAATTTCCTCAAAAGCTTCAATATTACCTAACAAACATTGACGCCACAATTCATAGCCAGCAAACTTACCATGTGTACTCTTCTTGTATTTAGTACAAAGAAGGTCTGTCATATACTCAAGTTTGTGACTGGTGAAAGCAAACGAACGCTTGGATTGCTCTAATGTATCAATCTGACGGTATGGTGAGGGTGGTGGAAACCCATGTTCAATGAATTTCGCGTTAATTTTCTTGGTATCAAATCGCTTACTGTTCTGACCAACAATATAGTGAGCCTCGTTCATCAAAGTCCAGATTGTTTTAAGAATTTCTTTATCATCATACATGTCTACAGCATTACGCTTGTCCATGTAAAACAATTCGTCCGAGTCCCCCCACTTTGCACAAAAACTTAACAAAAACCAGTCACGCTCAATCTGATTCAAGGAGAAGTTTTGATCAAACAACCTCCAACCTGCCAAGCTGAGACTGGAAGTTTCAATGTCAATAAATAAGACTCGTGGTCCCGATTTTACATTTTCATTTGACACTTCATCATTAGCAAACATCTTTTTTACTGTAGACAAATAATCATTAATTGTAGATTTACCTTTACCAAGAATTCGTCCAATAGTTCGACTAGACAAACCTTGCTCTTTTAGTTTCAAAGCTTCTTCTTTCCAATTACTCAAACCAATCACCCCTCAATTATTCAAATGAAATTCATGACGCTTACGTAGATCCATATAAAGCTTAAACAGATCCTTATTCATAATCGTCAAACTCTCTACAACTTCGTACTTATCTCTAACAGACAATGTATTAAACTCATCTAACACTTCATCAAGCTTATTATGGAAGTCTGTAATAATTTCCTGTGGTTCTCTGTTAGAGGCAGCAGCTTGCACAGCCTTCTTAGGAAATAACTCTCTAATCTCGCCCATCTTCTTTTCTCTCCAAGACTACTACAAGTTCATTGGTCAAAGAATCTATAGCTGTATCTTTAACAACATAATCATCGTTTTGATAGTCTTCAGTCCAAAAATCAATCACAGTTTGAAGCTTAATCCTATGAACTAGACAAGGAAGTTTAGTAGTCATAGCTAAAACCCAAACACAGAAGTGTCAATACAAGTGAGCCACACATAGAAGAATGTATAGTATTGAACCAGAGCATTAATAACCAGATAATGTCCGTCATAGTACGACATTGACAGAGTAATGTTATCTTTAAGTGACATTATTTGAACTCCTCCCGAAACTTCTCATCATCAAGAATATTAACTGTCTGGGTGATAGTGTAAGGCTTTTGTTGTTCAAGAAGTAGTTCTAAAATCTTATCAACTTTAGCCGTTAATGAACCAATTTGAATACTAAGCTCTGTGTACATAGTCTCTTTACTTAGCTTGCTCATTGTATTTCTCCTGTTCTAAAACATTACGAACAGCATCACGTCTACTTTTAGGATTCTTAGCGACTACAACATTCCGCTCTTTTAGCCAACAATCAATTTGTGATGCTTTCAGTTTACAGATTTTAATTACTTCACGTTCAATTTTAGCAGATTCAAAAGATATGTCAAGCTTTTCTGCCAGGGTCTTTGTGGGGTGACAGTTCTCAGAACACAAGATTTGCAACCCATCAAATCCAACCATCAAGATGCTGTCAAAGTAAGCTTGAAAGTCTGAGACTTTAGTAAACGTATTGTTCCCTTCAATGTGGTCACACTCAACTTCGTTAATCTTGAAATACTCCCCACAACACTCGCACATGACTCTCCACTTTGTGCGAGTGTTAGGGTCCATATCAGGCTCTGTTTTCATGTACAAATAAGCGAGCTTCGTAGGTGATCGCATCCACGCCTTACGGATAGATGAACGTACCACACTGACCATACTTTTCTCATGTGACTTCCCTGTCACCGGATCAATTTCTTTTAAGAATTTTTCAAGATTAGCTTTACGTTTATCAATGTCTGCTTGGGTTGGGAGTGTCATTCAAGGGCCGTCACTTCTTTCAGTGCTGAAAAGATATGTGTAACCCATTGACCACATTGTGTATCAACGTTACAGATTACATATTTATCTTGAACAGTATAACCTTCAGGAAGATAACCAGAGTAAGTTTCACCTTCTCCATTTTCTAGATCAAACCTATTACCATCTTTATTCCAAGAAATATTATCGTCATCAATTTGCCAGATAGATTCTAGGTCAACTTCAAAAAGAACGGGATAATTAATTTCGTTAAGAATCTCTACAAGTTTTTCAATTTGCATAACTAACTCCCAATTTATCCATCACATCATAAGCATTCAAGTTCTCACCTTCAAACCTAAGCATCCGAGCCATCACAAACATCTCATTCAAAACATAATCCCAAGTGAGGTTGATAGGGTCATTTCTCCAGCCTAAAACAGTCTTTTCTTCGGGATAAAGGTACTGGAAAATCCCTTTAAGCTTCTCCCATGCCTCAGTGTCTGTCTTAGCTTCTACAAGGCTTTTGTAGGCTGATTTCCCCGCCCACTTAATGTCTGAGAAGCAATTAGCTGCATAGTTGTCAGAGGTGTCGTTGCTTGCCATCTGCCAATACAGATGCATCCTGCCAATACCCCGAACATCACCCTTATCGTCTAACCACAAACTTCCAAACTGGTTACAATCTTGAGTACCTTCATCTGGACGGTTGACGTTAAAGAACTTGACAGGCTGTCCGTAGTAATCTTTGTCAAGGCCCTGAATTACAGCATTAGGATTATTGTAAGCTTCAATCACACATCGGTCATCTGCTTCAATGTCTGTCACAACCTCAGCTTTAAACTTCCGTTCAAGGTACTCTGTCACAGCATCCATATGAAGAGGGCGTAACATATCCTTTCTGTTATCTTTGTACTTTTTAAGCGTAGACAGTTCAACACGAAAGCTATCACCTTTACCCAAGAATGCTTTGTATTTTTTTGTACCAAGTCGCTTTAGATCGCCTTCAACTTGAGTCTTTGCAATCTGCAATACGTGGTCAATTGGTTCTGCAATCTGCTGGTCTACAATCTCAAACTCATCAACAGAAAAAGGACTATCGCGTTTAGAGTTTAGTTCACCAAGCCAACCACCAGACTTTGCTTTATCTCGTCCGTAGAACTCAGTTCGTGTATTGAATTCTTTCTCACGGCCTGATGATTTGTGAGTGACGATGATAGAACGTTTTTCACCAACTGATGCAGAAGCATACTTTACGTAATCTAGGTCAATTATTGATGTTAGTTTTGTCACTCCGTTCTCCCACTTAAACAAAAGGGAGCAAAAAGCTCCCCTCAGTAAATCTTATTGATACTCACCAGAAAGCTCTTTATAAAACTCCAAGAATTCCTGATCTTTAACAATCTTCTCTTCTACTTTCTCTACGTTATTACGAACATATGTTTCAGCAGCCTTAAGAGTTGCTTTGACAATGTCTTTCTTTAGACCGTTTACATTCTCGTCTTTCTGGAAAGTAAACTCATCAGCGAGTGCTTCAAGGTCTTGTTCCAGAGTTACCACTTCGTTGTACAGAGCCTTAGCTCGGGTGTAGAGTGCTTCTTTATTCAGTGCAGTCATTTGTTTCTCCTAAGTTAAATTATAGATAGCGTGTGCGAAGTGCTTCAGCTACTCGTTGATCAGTTTGTTGTTCGGCATATAAACATGCAAACTCATGTTTACGTTTCTTCCAAGCTAAGTGACCATCTTCTGGGTTATCGTAGTAACCAAGCCCTTCCCGTCGGTGTGTAAAAGGATTTCGGATTTCTGCTTTAAAAGTTTGGTCCCTTTTATTCCAGCTGACACCTATAGGCCACTCACCCCTTGTTGCAGCAGTGTCCATGATAAACAAATTAAGCTTCTTATCAACAAAGGCACAAGTTTCTGGTGAATAAACTTTATTACCGGGCAGTATAATATCTTTATCCAGTTGTTTACCTTTCCAATCTTGTGTCAACATCCACTTTTCAAAATCGCTCAAATGAATCCACCCATCTATAACAGAACAATCGCTATACGATGGATGCCGTTTGTGAAATTCTGTGTCATAAGAACGACCTAACATGTTTTGCCAAGTTCGGTAGATTGGACAAGCAACCCTCTTTCCATCAACCTTCCAAGTTACGTCTCTGTCTAAGTCATTAATACCAACCCCGAATACAGGTTTATAATACTTCCCCATCATTACCCCTTTGAATGGGAGGGCTTTTACGCCCTCCGTTTTCAACTACTAAAATGGCAGCGAATCAGAGTCATCAAACTCGGGTTCAGGTTGTGGAGTAGGTTTAGCTTCTGGAGCTTCCTTCTCTTGTTCAACAGGTTTGGCTTCAACCTTCTTCACTTTGTAGCTACCAAGAATATCGTCATCAACACTGTCCGATGCAGTACGACCTTCAAACGGAATGTGCTCAACCACTTGTACAGTATCCAAAGTAATCACAACTTGATTGTCAACATTTCGGTAGCCAAATAGTTTCAAGTTAACCACACTGCCGTTGCCGATGTTATCAGTAAAAGCTTCACCTTCGGTATTAATAACGTTAACAGTCATAGGGTTATTCTTTTTGCTAAATTCTGGTTTAGCAACGTTGAAACCCCACATACCTTTAACCACATCGTAGTTAACCTTACCCTCTTCAGCTTGCTCAGAAGTCATGTACTTGATCTTCCTAGGCGGTTTCGATGTTTTCGTTACACCAACCTCAGCAAAGGTTTTGTTAACCATAACTTCATCAAGTAGCTTGTCCTTAGCTTCCTCATCCACAAACACTTGAGCGCTGAACTCTTTCGATTCACTCTGATACTTTTTCTTCGCTTCATGAACTGCTGCATAAAATACAACGGCGTTCTTGATGTAGATATTTACAGTTTCAAGGCCACCAGATTTAGGCAACTCACGGACGATCACTTCAGTTTTGTTAGTCATTTATTTCTCTCTATTAAGTTGTGTATAGTTTTGTTCACATTATTGTGAGGATTGTTTACTACTTTATCTAGCTCTCGCTAAATTCTTTACTTACTCGCCGCAGCTACAATCAAAGCTCCGATGAATATAACTGTCATGATACTCAACATTACAGCAACTGGCAACCAAAAGGGACTAAGCACCCAAAGCCAACTCCATGTAGTGACAGCACCAATTTCAGCCAATTTCAATGTTACAAAGATCAGCCCTAGAATCCCAAATAGTGGGAAACTTACAGTTTTACTTTTACTCAATGTTTTGTCTCCTTCTTCTTCCCAACAGAAATATCTACAATCTCTGCCTGTTGTTCTTCCCCTGGAAGCTCCCCAAGTCCACCAAAGATATCCATCAGAGAATCTTTCAGTTGTTTACTTTGCAGATTACGCCAAGAAATATAATCTTGGAAATCACTGAATTCATATTCAACTGTAGAGGATAGATTGCCATCTTGAGATGTTTCAGTTATCTTGATTGAGCCCATGTTACCGAACCTGCTTTTCAGACAGCAACACAAACTCTTGCTGATAAATCTTAGCAGTAGTTTTACCAAGCTCTTGCTTTACAGTTTTGAGATATGTGCGGGCATCCTTTCGAGTTGATGCGTTAGCGTAAACGTTTTGTTCATCTGCCACTACGTATTGGATTAGTGTGTTCATTTTATTTCTCCTCAGTTTTTAAATAAAATCTTTAGTTACTTCTTTAACTTCTTCTGGGTAAAAGAAGACTTTAGCCCTTTCAAATACTCGCCAACCACAATATTCATCACGGCCAACAAGATCATACGCAAGGTCACTCAATCCGTCAATATCTTCTTCATCAGGATCACTATCTTGCTCAAATCCTTTCAAATACTCTTGAAACTGCGTAGTTGGGTATTTCTTCAGACACTCAAGAATGTGTTCGTTAATCTGATTTGTGCAGCTGGGATTATTACCGAATTGACCTCCGTTGTGCTTGCTCTTAAATGGTTTTACAACATCAAGAAGAAACTTAACATCTTCCTCAGACAAACCATCGTGAATGGTCGTGTTATAGTTGTCAGCATCATTTGTCCAAGACGTAATGTGCAGCTGGTATCCTGCTGGAATACTCATCTTCCCTCTCCTTCATTCATCTTGATATTTAATTTACACGTATATTATCGCATGACAAGGGTGTTGTGTAAAGCTTTTATTTTGGGATTAATGCACTTCTTTCCAATTTTTACCTACCTGTCCTTCACCAGCCAATGGTACTTTGAGCTTAAGGTGCTGTCCAGCTTTTTCAATAGATTTCTCAATCATCCGTGCAATTTCTTGTGCAATTGGCTCTTCAGCTTCAAATTCGTACTCATCGTGCTGATATGCTACACGCCTTACGATATAACCCTTGTACATGTAATAAGGTTTACGATTTTCCCACTTTAAGCCACCTAGCCACAGGTCCATAAAACACCCAGCATAGTCCATTGTGATACCTCCACAACTCTGGAAAATTGTGTTGAGGAGTGCTGACTTTTTACGTGTGCAAAGCATACGACCATCAATTGCTGGGAGGTATTTACTACGGCCGGTGGTCTCCCAATACTTTTCTAGGTTATCACGTAAACCTTTAATTGCAGGGTTGGCTTCCCAGAATTTATTGAGCTTCTCATTCCCCATCTTCTCGGGTAACCCAAGCGTACTTGCAACCTTTGGCCCTCCAGCGCCATACAAAATTGCGTAAAATCCGTTCTTACTGCGATCACGATATGGTTTAAATATAGGGTGATCTTTACTAAAACTCGGTGAATCAATATCAAATTGTTGAATATCCTTTTCATGTCCATAGAAAGCCATTGCATTTTTAGAGTGCGGATCGCCTTCAAGGATTTCAAGGGCGGTTTTACCATCATCATACTTCCATGTGTAACTCGCCATCACTCTTCCTTCCAGCGCGGCGGCGTCTCCAGCTGCGATCAGCATACCATCATCTGCAATCCAAAGGGAGCGGAACTCCTTACCGAGTAAGACCTTATCAGATGCTTTAGGAACATTCACAACCACTTTGTGCTTCTGCCTGTGTGTTGAGGCAATCCCTGTACGACCAGCCCCAAGACGCCCATCCATCTGGAAACGTTCATTTTCAAGCCATCCGTTCAAAACAGATTGACGATTTCGCAATGAAAGCCACTTAACAACTTGTTTTACAATCGGTCCTTCCATCTTTTCCAAGTTGGGACAAATCTTCTGTGTTTCCTGAATCTTAGGACTTGTCTGGATAAGTTTGCCACGGGCATCGCGTATTGGCTTACCATTTGAATCTTTCTGGTAATTCCACAAAGTTGGTTTCCAACCCTGCTGTATAAACCAGTCTTTCATCTGATCTTGGTTAGCCATTTCCATTGGAAGCTTAATATTCAACATAGCTCCTGCAACTACGGGATACTCTTCACCATAAAATTCCCAAAAACCCGTCTCTGTGTTCAGGACGCCATTGTGTTTCTCAACAAACTTTTCCCACGCTGAAGAATAGTCTCCTGACTTTTTCCAGGGCTTGGCTGGCATGCTGTAATACTTTTCCTCAGACTTCTTCAAAGCCCTTGGAGGAAGTTTAGGCTCAACCTCTGCTCGGATTTCTTCCATCATCAAAGTGATGCGACCCTGTAATGCCACTGCTGCATCTTTATCAAACTTAAAGCCGGTAAGTTCCTGACAAGACATGAGATAAAAAGACTTCTGTCCACACTTATAGGCATCAGTGATTGTGAAGTCTTTTCCATAAACATCTTTCCATTCTTTTGCAAGATATTGGTATAGTAAAACGTTTACGTCAGTATCTCGCTCACAGTACACATCCATCTCTGGGTGCCATTGCATGAACTCTGCACCTTTAGGGGCATTCTTCTCAATCAGTCCAAGTTCAATGGCTTTTTCTCGCCAATCAATCTTTGGAAGTCCAAGAGTTTCACCAAATGCCTCAACACTGTGCCCAACACGATCAGGGTTAAGGAACATGCTCAAATATAGAGAATCCACAAATTGAACTGACTTCCCGTCAATCATGTCTTTGCCAACAGAGAAATTGATACCCACAATATTCTGCAACACGAACATATCATAGCCAAGGATGAAGTGGCCTATGACCACAGGATTAGGCTTTTTAAAGATGAATGAGATTAGCTGATCTTTGGCAGACTCATCTTTAAAAGGATTTACCTTAATCTTTTCCCCACTTTGAATATTGGTTGCACAAACTGTCCAAACCTTTGTGGACTCAAAAATAAATCCATCTGCCTCAATATCCAGCACAATCTCATTCTCACCTAACATTTGTTACTCCTAAATTATGTTCCGTGCCTTTCAGTGTATCCAGCATCCATCAAGTTTAACAGCTCCATCTGGTGAAGTCTATACTCAGTTGCCAGAAATTCAGCTAATTCTGCTCCATAGACATTCACAGAGAAACATTTTGTCTTCGCTTTTCCGTCTAGACCTCGCCAACCGGCGACATATCGGTCAACATAATTTCCATTTTTAGTCCTCACAGTCTGGAAACATACACCATGAATCCCGGATGTATTACTTTTGAGCATTGGTTTATTACGGGCATTCAAAATAGGGTCAACCAACCTCAGATTTTTGATCTTATTGTTGGAGGGATTTCCATCAATGTGATCAATATGTAGGCCGTCTTGATTTTCAAAGTTGTTATTTAACGCCCAAACAATTTTATGGCCCTTGAGATGTCTACCTAAGGCATGTACGCGCCAATATCCGTTGTCAAGTGACCCGACGATATCTCCAACTTTTGCTGTACTTCCCCGAGTATTGACCCTCTTCCACCTCAAACCACTCGGAGATGTTTCATCATAAATAAAGAACTCGCCTAGATACTCTCCATATTTATAATCTTTTTTATTTAAAACTATATTCAACTCCAGATTATCAATGTTACAATTCAAAGCATTCCCGTCTTTATTCATAACTTGCCTACCCTTGGGAATCTTACCATTGAACAGTTCCCACACAACTTGGTTGATTGAGTAGACTTTGCCTTGGTACGTAATTGCCAAACGGCCTTCACTTGTAATATTACCAGCTTGGCAATCATTTATTCGGCGTACAGGTTTACCACCACGGCCAATCCGAAATGGCTCTATCCACCTAATAAATGTTGGACTTGTTTCATCATATTTAAAAATTTCTGAAAAATTCAAATTAAAACTCCGTAATTTCTGGATGATCAATCAAATATTGGTCTAGATCATATAGTTTGCCAGTGTCCTTATCAAAATACACAATCCCAGCAGGGCCGGTCTCTGAGTGGTGACGATTCTTGTGTACAGTAACCTTGGTGCAGTTGCGCTCAAAATCACTGTCTGAGAGCTTATCGCGTTCTAGACTAAATGTTTGTGCAGCAGACTTCATGATTGTAGAAGTTCCAATAATATCACTTTCAGTTAGCTGTGAATTGTTATCTGTTTTTCTGGTATGACATACCAACAAGACACTAACTTGAGGATACTCTTTAATCAGCTTCTTAAACCATGCAACCAATTCTTCTTGAGCTTCAAGACTCAAACCCGCCATCAAGTCAGAATAAACGTCTGCAACAAGGATAGTAACTCCGAGTTGAATAATCATCTCAAGAATCTTTTCTTTCACAACTTCAATGGAAGCTCCTCGTTCATCACAGACCCAGAAACGAGGTGAACCATCCTCTTTCATTAGGAAGTGTTCAGCCTTGTCACGAATGTCATCACGAGATAGATACTCACGACGTGCTGCACCATCCATGTTAATCAGGCGTACGCCCAAATAATTGGAAAGAATGTTTGTAGCCCATTTGTCTTTGGTCGCCTCAAGAGACAACACGCCAACAATCTCAGCTGGTTCAGTCAGAACCCAATGCACAACCATGGAATCAACAAACAAGCTCTTACCGACAGAAGTTTTGGCAAAACAACAAGTTAGCTCATTCTTGACCAACCCGCCGCCAAACATAGTTTGAGCTTTAGCCATGAAAGGTGGGAGTGTAAGTTTACTCAAGTCAGAGTAGTCAATAGCAGCAGTCAACAAACCACTGGATGCGTGAACACCAGCCGGACTATAAGGTTTTGCTTGCCAGAAATCATTAATGAAATCTTGTTCACGACCTTCAGCGATATATTGGTTACAATCTTTGAGGCGCATATTCATAATGTAAACACGGCCACGAGGCAAAACTTTAGCAATCTTTTCGGCCGCTTCTTTACCAGCTTTATCATTGTCTGTTGCAATTACGATTTTCTTTGCTTGAGAGAAAAAGGCATATTGTTTCTGTACTTGCTTATGGGCTCCACTTTCACCAATTGTTGGACTAACGCAAGCTACAGGATCATATTGTTTATTCTTCTGTGCGTCAGACAGCATCTGGAAAGCTGCGAGGGAGTCATGCTCTCCGCCACAAATAACAACAGTGCCTGTCATCGTTTTGAACTTAAACTGACCAAAAAGTTCACAATCCTTACCAGTCTCACCTACTGGACTGGTAAAGTCTTTGGGGTGTTTCCTCAGTTTGTATCCTGAAATCTCATAATTCTGAGTGGTCGGGTAGTATGTTGCAGCAACACTGCCATCAGCCTCATCATAACTATACCGCACACCAAAAGGTCGGGAAATATCACTACGAATCCCTCGATAACCCTTACTATCTGTGCCCGTTTGTTTCTTAATTTTCTCATTAACTTCTAGATCAAAATAACTTCCCACTACAAACTCCTCTTCATCGTCTTTAATTTCACCATGTTCTTCAAGCCATTCATCGCTAGGAATTGTGAATTCACAAGCCCAGCAGAATGCCCCCTTACCTTCACCATAGACATGAAGATTGTTCCTAGACTTGTCTTGCCCCTTCCTGATACACCTTGGGCAACCTGTCTTATGCTCATGAGAGGTGTCAATGCCATATTTGTTACTCAAATCATCTCTCCCATAATCTCTAATCCCACCTTAATTCAAATGCTTTCAAGAGTCACTGTTGTTCATCTGCATAAGTAACTTCGTACCAATAATCGTGTTCGGGGAACTCAGTACCAAGAAGCCTAATCTCTTCGATAGCGTCAATTTCTGATTCAAGAATTCCACAAAATACAACATCGCCATTCTGACGCTCATAGTAAATTTCATAAATTGGTATCATCACATATCCTCTCCACATTCAACACAATAACTACTATCGGCTAGTTCTGCCTCATCAACAGCCCTATCCAATTCCTCTTGACTATACGTCCCCTCCATAATCTTGCTAACAAGCTCCGTCAAATCTATATTCCCACAAAACAGAATACCAGAATTAGAGAAACTTAGCAACTCATCTTTGGAATAGACGTTTAGGTTAATTTGTGAGATGTCAATCATCCGTAAACCTCATAAAATTCTTTGAGAGTTTCATAGTCTTTCAACAATTCTTCGCTCACCTTACCATACAATGTGCTATAACAGTAAGCGTTGTCTCGAAAGATTCGTCCATCTTCACAATCACCATTGCTGTGATCTTCAAGGATTTCAGAATAGAGCTTTTCAATCTCTTTGTCTTCCTCGGTTTCTACAACAAACTTGGAAAGAGCCCATTCTACTTTACCAAATCCTTCGCCCCAATAACCACGAGTTTCTTCACCAGCACGAGCAAGCATAAAGTATTTATCTTTGCTGTCAAGCGCTTCAAGAACATCTGACCAATCACTGTCCTCATCCAGACCATACTTAACCTGCAAACGAGTTTTAGCCAATACTTCTTTCTTAGCTTTCTCGGTCTTTTCAGCCTCTTGTAGCTCTTTGCGGATCGTACCCTTAAGAGTGTCAGCAGTACGCTTGAATGAGTCTTCAGCGCTCTTAATTAGCGTCAACATACGGTCTTTCTCATCACTTACAGGGATGTTTCGTTGCAAGTCTCCAATGTACCCAGCAGCGTGAGTTGTTGTTGTCTTTGTACGTGAACGTTGAGTCTTGAATTCAGATGTTGTGTAATTCGGTGGTACACCGACATCCTTCATAATCTGTGTGATCTTATCACGTACTTTCAGATTATTTTCAATAGCTGGAATGTTGGCTTGATGTTCTTCCAAAACTTTAGCACGCTCTTGTTCAGCTTTGGCTAGAAGCTGTGTCAGTCGTGTGTCCACTTCTTCAACTGTCTTAGGGTCACGTTCATAATAGCTGCTGCCATATTTGAAAGCATTCCCAGCATATGTATTAGCCACAGAGGGCATTGTGATTTTATTCAACTTCATCACTGAAGGAATATTACTTTCAGCTTTCTTTTCCAAAGCTGTCATCAAACCTTTTACGAACTCAAAAGCTTCATCGGCTGTCTTTACGTATTTCATTTACTTTCCTCCTCATACCAACTCATGGCCTGTTCAAACAGTCGTTCTGCATCATAAAAGATGCTTCCAGCCTCGTCAACACTCTCGATTGAATTGTAATAACTGTCACCGTCGTGGTTGTAATCCCAACCAAGCTGATAGCTACACACTTCACCTGTCTTGAAAGCAATATGAGCATTGAAATAGCTTACATACGAGTGACAATCAAAGTGAGGTTGATCAAACATACTGCCGTCTCGATTGAATCGTGCAAATGCTGGATGCTTAGGATAGACATACAGGTAGACACACCACTTGTTCTCACCATCATAGCCAATATGCTTGGTTACAGAGACAAGAAAGTTCTTCCCTTCCTTCTTCCACTCAAGCTTTGGTTTCCAACCTTCTAGGTTTGCCATTACTGATTCTCCTCTTTAAGTTTTTCAAGAATTTGATGGAAAATATCTGCCCCTGCGAACCACTCTTTAGTGTTCTCTACATTCAGACCTTCATAGTCCAAACCTTCCCACATTTGGCTTAGCTCTTCATCAAGAAGCTCTTGAATAGAATTGCAAACTCTCATTATTTACCCTCCAATACTTTCAAGCATTCTACACGCATTGGTGAATACATCCACTGATAGTTTTCATTTGGCATAGCCAGATCATTTTCTTTTACCAGACGAGAAAGCATGTCTTCAAGCTCCTTAATCCGAGCATCAACCTTCAAAGACAATTCAGCACATTCCGTTGGCTTTTCTTCATGATGTCCACAACCAAAGTTTAGATAGTTACATTCTCTACAGCCTGCCTGCCAAACTTTATCATAGCCTGATTCAATCTTCATCACATCTCTCCTCATCAATTAATTTCAATACGATCAATAATACTCGTAAAATTCTGTGCAGTCAAGTCAATTAAAGCCAGTCCTCGGAGACATCACCAAAAGTAAAATGGCCTACTTCGTGCAGTTCCTTCAAGGCTTCACTGATTACATAAGCGCGATAGCTGCCACTATAAGGGCCTTCGTCTAACAAGAACAATTGGATAGCAGAGGATTTCAAAGCCTCCGGTAGATTCATGCTAGCTTCTTTTGCATAAGGAATCAATTCAAGTACTTTAGACCAAACGTATTCTCTTGACCATTTCATTTTTGTTCCCTCATTAGGTTTGTGATTAACGTAGACCAAGATTACACCCCATCCCCATAGCTGTCAACACCCCCATGCAAAATAATTTCTCTAAATTCTCTCTTGACTCCTGTGGATTTGTTGGGTAGTATGAGTGCTGTTGGATAAATTGATGAGGACAGATGTGATGAAGAAATATGAATTGGTAATCGAACCATGCCACACAGACAACGAGCAGATTTATCGTAGCAAAGGACACCACAGCGTGGAAGAATTCCTGTGTGCCTTGAAGGAGTACGGTGTGGACGTTACACATTTTACTGTGCCTGAATTAGTCTACGTCAAGACGACTCCGGCACACAGGAATTCATGGTGTTCAGCTCATTACAATATTGTTGACAAATCTGTACGTGGCTCATACCCTTGCACATACGTTGGGGAATATGGGGAGTTTTACAATGAAGATTGACTATGTGATGGTATTCCTAATTGGTGTTTGTCTTGGTGCTGTTCTTCAATATTGGAGTTAGAGCAATCAATAAATTAATAAGGAGAATGGCTTACGGGAATCCTCTGTATGCCACGTATTACTTGACCTTACTATCAAATTTGTACTTATATGAACAGAAGAGGGACTAGGGAGTGGAATAGTGTTAGAGAATGAGGAAGAGTATAGTCTTAAGAGTAGATTATTGACATACAATATCAATGTATCTACTTCTGTTATGAATAAGATCAGACATATAAATAAGATAATGGATAAAGAGTTATCTGCTGTGATTGTAATGAATCTCATATCTTGTGTGAAGAGACAGGAGAAGCTTCTATACTCAAGAGATAAGAATAATCATAGCACAAAAAGAACCAAATATAACAGACGTGGCATACAAACCCATCGTCTACTGAAATGCATTGACACCCTTGAAGATTTAGGCTACATTTACAACTTCGTGGGTAAAGGTCACGTAGATAAGGAAAAGAGAATAATGTCTTACATCACGCCATCTGAAGCTTTTATTGCTGAGTTTTGCTCCAAGGATGAGGAGGTGCAGAGCGCTATTGCAGCTTATAATGCTAGCCTTCAAACGATCATTCTTCGCAATGAATATGGTAAAGCTATTGACTATCAAGACAACAAGAACATTAAGAATGCGCGTAAGATTGTAGAAAAACTTAATAAGATTAATGAGTTACATGATATTCGTGATGGCGGAGGTAATGTAATGACTAATATCTATTCACGTATTTTCAACAAGGATTTTGAACATGGTGGTCGTTACTTCCATTCTGATGCTTTAAAGATTAAACATAAGAAAACTAAAGCTCGACTTGATATTACAATCAATGGAGAGCAGGTTGTGGAGATTGATTTCTCTAACTTGCACTACAGGATTGCAAGCCTGATGGAACAGATTAGTATGGAGAATCTACCACTAGATGTGTATATGGATATTCTACCAGAACGATTGCAAAATGATGATCACCGTGAACTGATTAAGTTATCAATTAATATTCTGTTTAACTCTAAAACAACAGATAGTGCTGATCGTGCAATTAATAGAGAGATTGTGAAGTTCAAAACACAAGGTTGGGTTATTGACAAAAGCTTGAATACAGGTAAAGAGGTGAGGGAACACATTTATAGTATGACGCCTGACTTCATTCCTTGTTATTGCCGGGATGATTCTTTTGGTCTAGCCCTACAGAATGCCGATTCGTATCTTGCACAGCGGGTAATTGAGAAATTTGTTGATGAAATGAAGCCAATCTTACCTATTCATGATAGTTTTGTGGTGAAAATGTCAGACGTAGGCTTTCTAGAGAATGCAATGGGAGATTCTTTCCGTGAAGAATTTGAGATTACCTCATTAATCCCCTTGAAAATGTCTTGGAAGGATGCTAATGTGCTTCAAGAAAGTAAAATCTTGGCATAAATAGGAGAATTTAATGAAACCCTTTACAAATGAATTCGTAGTAAACAGGAAAATCAAGTCCATCAGCTTTGCTGGTGTAGAGTTCAATTCATTTCAGATGCTTAACAAAGCCACTGACGTTCGTTCTATTATGGGATTCTTTGAGTCCTCTGGAAACGTTCGTTGGGCTCGTGCATTCAGTGACAAATATGGAATCACACCAGCTAAATTCAAGAAAGTTTTCAATGCTTTGATGATGAATGTATGGGTTGACCCGATCAAAGAGCATGCAAACCGTTTTGCCTACAACAGCCGTAAAAAGCTAAATCCTTGGATGATCAAGAAGATTTGGATCAACCTGGAAATTGTTGAACAGGCTAAGAGGGATGGTATCTACAATATCGTTCCATGGATCTTGGAAAAAGAAGATCATCCACAAGGATTGAAAGAAGACTTTGGTAAAAGTGTGTGGAAAAAGATTTGTAAGCAATCCATGACACGTAACAAGTTTCTAGCTTCTGGTGCTAAACGTTTTCGATATGGTGAAAATAATATTCAAACTGCACTGGAATTGCCAAGCTACATGTTGAAGAAAGGTGGTAATTGCCATTTTCAGTGGACAGCTTCTACAAAGTGGTTGTTTGATAATAAGCAGTTGAACAGCAAGAACTTTGTACGAAATAATAGAGAACAAGTTTTACTGGCGCGTACATATGAAGACACTAAGAGAATGTCTGAAGAACTTGGTAAGTCTTTTAATCATAACTGGTCAATCGACAAGATGAAAGAAAAACACACTGAGTATGTAAAGCTTGTCAATCTAAAACGATACTCACCGGAGCCTTTCAACTGTTTAAAAGACTTTAGCGTTAAAGAGGTAGAGCACAAAGGCTATCTAGCAACTCTCCTAGACAGTGCATCTTTAGTGCATGGAGAAGGTCAAGCTATGCACCATTGTGTTGGTGGTTATGTTGATTCTGTACGTCAAGGTAGGTATCTTGTCTATTCGATTACTAGGGACGGTAAACGTTCAAGTACTGTTGCTTTTAATCAGATGTTTGTCACAGGTGAAGACCCTAAGTGGTCTTTCAATCAGCATTATGGATACTGCAATGCACACATTCAAGATGAAGATGAGAAAGCTATTCCTAATATACTTCTTTTGGAGCTTAATAAATGCACAACCTAGAAAACTTCACAGAATACACATCCCAAAGGATCATTGACAAAATATTGCTTGTGTGGAGCAAAGAAACAGGCTATCATTTCTTGCCTTACGATGAATGGGAAGTGAATAAATTTAAACTGAGAATTGTCGGAGTGGAACTATGAACAGCTGGTATGACAAAGCATTAGAACAAATTCAACAGATCATATTGATGGACTAATTTCTGACAAAGAATACTATCAGCAAATGCGTGACCTTGATGAAGAATATCAAGAATATGTACAGCAGGAAATTGATAGTTATCGTGACAGTTTTTATTGAGGAGTTGACAAATGAAAGCACCAGAAAATCTATACGTAGTTGTCTGTGATGAATGGACAGGGACTCGCTACTCTCGTTCAAACGTAGGCACCTATTCCACTGAAGAGACAGCTAGCATCGCAGCACAGAGTATGCAAGGGAATTACCAGACATCTGATATTGAATATTGGGTAGATGAAGTTGAATTCTGTGAGGTGTGGAAATGAAAGACATCGACCTAACAAATATACCAATTAGGATTGCTATCAATCCTGAGTTTAAGGATGACGTAATGTTTTGCGAAGGTTACGAGGAAGGTGTTGCATGTTGTGATTTTGGTGAAGATTTTGGTGGAAAACATGCAATTGGAATTCGTGTTGGTCCAAATAGAATAGATCGTCAATGTGCTTTGATCGCACTTAATAAACTGGAAATTATTGATTGGCAAGATTCTTATTTTGAAATAGTTAAAGGGGCTTAAGAAAATGACTTGGTTTAATATCAAAGAAAAGAAGCCCGAGAATAACCAAGACTGCTTAATTTATGTCTTGTATGCCGGTGATGAAGACTTCACCATTGAGATTGATCGCTGGCAAGGAGATTGTTTTGATGAAAATGGTGGTTTCTGGTTGAGCATTGAAGATCATTGCGAATTTGTCGAAACTGTTGCAGATGGTCCAGGCTTTTGTAATCGTCCTGTAGTGACACATTGGATACCACTTCCTGATAAACCGGAGTGACACATGGCACACAAGAAATCTCAGTGGTTCTTAGCTCTTTTAGATGCAGAGCAACACGTTTATGAAGGCTATTCTACTCACACCCTTCAACAAGCTATTGACAGAAAACTTCATGACGATGATGTGACAAAGGAAGCTCACTTAGGAGCTTACGATTATTTGTGGTATTATGAAAATATTTTGGAGAAACTATGATAACACAAGGACAACAATCTCAGCTTAGAGGTATACTTGCATTACTTGAGGAATATCAAAAACCTCCTGCAGACGAACTTATCAAGACACTTGGCCTTCCCTCTTGGTTTAATACAGAGCATTGTGTTATTGTGATGAACAAGGCACATGAAAGTTATTTTAAACAATACAATCTAAGCTGGCTGTGGTTTACTGAATATATTGATTTTGGTGACATGATTGTCATGGATAAACGTGCAACATCTGCACCACTAACCTACTACGCAGGGTGATAAATGAATATCAAAGCAGAATGGATTGACAAATTTCAAGAACGTTTATGGGAACACCACACATGTGATTGGGATGTGGGGAATAGTAAACCAGACTATCCATATCAATTAGCTACAGCTTATTTTGATTGGAATTATGACGGCACAGAGTCTAATCGTACAGTTGAGGAAGCATTTAAAGATTATTTGGATAGTGAAACATCCACAACTGATGAAAAAGCCCTAGTCTTAACAGAAGAAATACTTGACTTACTGCCACCGCTTCAAATTGCCTATTACAGTCAAGTTAAAGCTAAGATTCAATGTTTGATCATTAAAGTGTTAGAGAGTGAAAAATGATCACAACCTTGTGGACAATCGGTCTTATCCTATTCATCTTCTCACTAATCTTTATGTGTATAACTGACCTACCAAGCTCTTTCAGGTCATACCACAAATGGGAAGCCAGAGCATTGACAAGTATGATTCTTGCTGTATTATGCTTTGGTATTGCAATGTACTTGACAGCTAATCCCTAAAGCAAGATTATTCTAGGATTTATGCGGTAAAATCCACCCTAGAAACCTTGCAAAACTATTCTCTGTGGGATAGAGTGTGTTGGTCAATTAAACGTATTTGGGAGGTATGAAATGTTGGTTAAAGATTTTATCAAGTGGCTTGAAACACAAGATCAGGGAGCTATTGTGGAGGTGCTTGTACACTCTAGCGGCAGTGGTTATTATGACCAAGGTGGTTGGGTAACAACGGAAGAGTTTAACACGGACGAAGAATATGGCTGTGGTAAACATTTCCAATACACAGACTTGAGGGGTAACCCTCGAATAGCTGAAACAGAAGAATACTTTAATAAACGCTATCTACAAATTGGTTCAAAGGATAATTAAAATGACTGATATCCACGGCTATGTAATCATTAGCAAAGAAACAGGTGAACGCTGGGGATCCTGTTTTGATACAACAGGTGGCGCTAAGACAAGTTGGCACGGAACATTCTGCCGACGCACTGGTTATCCACCAAGCAAACTAAAACATCTCGTTGGTAAAAAGTTTGATGAGCAAGATGAATATGTGATCAAGCCTTTGGTGATCTATGAGTCTGAGTAAATGCGAAGGCACATCCTGCCCCGTAAAACACAAATGTCAACGCTACCTACAAACCGCTCTTGTGAAATATCAGGCCTACTTATGCATGATTGTAGCTTGTAAGGATATGAACGAGAATGGGTGTAAATTCTTTATACAGAGTGAGGAGAAGGAAGATGCAGACTGAACTAGAAAGGCTTCGTCAAGAAAATCAATTACTTCGTAATGCATTCAGTAGTGATTTTGACCTGGATGCGTGGTTAGATTGGAAAGTGCAAGTAAAGGAGCTTATTAAGAAAACAAAGTACAACGAGTGCCTTTCTTGTGCAGAAGATGCAGAGGCTTTAGGTGCCCAACATGTTGCTGATTATTTGAGAAATTATGCAGAAAATAGGCTTATAGTGACCTTGACACACCCCTAAAAACCACCTAAGCTATCCCTACACACAGAATATTGAGGAGAGATGTTATGAAAACCCCACGTAAGTCAGCTACAGTTTCTAATAAAGCTACCGAACAGGACATTCTCAATGCAAAACGTTGGGTAGCTTTTGAAGAGGCTTGTAGAGCACCTTTCCCTACCTTAACGGAGGAGTGGAACAACTTCTTTATCAAGATGGGAGATTGTAAATCAAAACCAGGTGAACTTTCTGAGCTTATTGACATTGCAATTGAGAGTAAATAACCATGAACATCATACAACTACGTGAAACACTTCGCCAAGCAGAGAAAGCTTACACTAAAGCTAAAACTAGCTTGGACGGGAGTGTAGAACTGATTAATGCTAAATCAGCTTTGAAAGATGCAAGGTTTGATTATGCAGAGGCTTGCCAGGATCTTGTTGAGGAAATGATAATGATGGGAGAATTGAAGTGAGTATTGTTAAAGCACGAACTGAACAAGTGATTGATGTTGGTGATTGGGATCAATTGGTTATTGATACATATGGCAAACCTTACAGCTTTCAGCAACAAGATGGTTGTAAAGAACGTCAACGTGTTAGCATTACAATTCCTGATGAACCTTATGACTATGAAAATGAGTCAGTTCCAGAAGAGATTAATGGTGAAGATATGGGTGTGAGCTTTGCAGCTTGGCTTGCTCGTGACCCTAAAGAATGGAACGGCACAAAGGAAGATAAACGTTATATTGATCTGTTCTGGGATCGTAATTTTTATCCAGATGTTCAGATGATTGCAAACGACCTTCACTCTAAAGGTCTTATTGAAGCTGGTACATACACGATTGACATTGATTGGTAAGGAGAGTTGAAATGACTGAGCATAATGAATTTGTAGTTGAATTTAAAGACAATACTCGTGATTGGGTAGATCCTGTTATTGATATTCAGGAAGATGAGTGTTTTATTCATGTAAATAATGGGTATAATTATAGCTTTGATAAGAGCCTTATCAGTAAATGGGTTGTTAGACCTTATCATATAGATACTACATATAATTCAATTGAGTAGCCCAACCATGAAACTCCTAAAAGATATAACAACAATATTCATTATTCTCTTCACATCTATCATAGCCTTGGGAGCAATTGTTGTTCTCTTTAAGGCTATTTTTGGTTCAATGGCTAATCTATTTGTGTGTATTGTGCTTGTGTTGGTGGTAAGTGTGGTGTATTCTCTTGGAAGATTGATTGTTAGGGAATATAAATAGGGACTGTGAAATGACTTCAATAGAATTTTGTAGGGGACAGGCAGAAAAGATTCCTTATGTCAAGGGAAATGAACGTGTGTTTTCTTGTGTTGTGAACAAGAAAGGAAAACTCCTGTCAGCCTACCCTAATTCCTTTGTCAAAACACACCCTTTGCAGAGGAAATACTCTGTTAAGAACGGCTTTAGTCCTCAGAGGTGCTATGGTCACAGTGAGCTTTTATCTATCGTTTCAGCAGCTAAATTTAACCAGAAGAATTGCAAAATAATTGTTGTAAGAATCAGTAGAACAGGTAGAATACTAGATAGCTGGCCTTGTCCTAGTTGTATGAGTTTGATCAAGGATGTAGGCTTTATTAGTACAATTGAATGTGGGATTGAGGAGAGATAGAATGGAACTAGAAGTTTATAAAACTTACCGAGCTAAGAAGCCTCGTGCTACATCAGGTTGGAATAGCTATGTAAATGACCGCACAATTATCTGGATGGGCTTGGAAGAGCTTCAGTATGATGGGCCGTCCGTTCACAATGGTGCAAAATACCCTAAAATTACTATTGAAAAGTTTTTAGAATGGGCAGACAAAGACGTAACAAATGAACTCCCTGAAGGCGATTATCTTTCTTGGAATAAGTTTAAGGACTCAAAATGACTCCCCTACAATCCCTAAAACAAATCCTCCAAGAACATTTAGAAGTGTGTCAAGAAAGCGAAGCATACAAAGAGAGTATTTCTGATGCTCAATATGCATGTGAGCTTGGAGAAAGTGCTTTGAATACAATCTTCCAGGCTTGGTGTATGATGCCAACAGAAGAAATCCTTGCATGTCCTGTAGAGATTGATTATTATCGTGGATGTTGTTATGTTCATGATCAGTGGAATATTATTAAGGAGAAAGAAGATGAATGACTATGAAACGCTACAATCTCAGTTTAATAGATTGAGTGGATTATACTATGAGTGTCAGAAAGAGCGTGACGCGGCGCTGGAGGATCTCGAGCGGCTTGATAACGCGCTGAATGTAACGAACACCGCAGCAACAAAATGGTTATCTGAGCTGACTAAGGCGCGCCAGTTGTTGAGATTAATTCTGGATGATCCGAGACTGGTAGTTGCCATGTCGTCTGATCTGTTGGTGCCAATCAAATCTCTGCTCGCCCGTCAATCAGATCCTTTTGAATCCAAGTTGAACGCACCTCAGCAGCGCCTGACCGCAGCGGATGATCGGGCGGACGTGCTGGAGGGGTTGTTGCGCGAGATTCGCCAGTCGTGCGAGCTGAGCAGGTTGCGTGATGCGCAGATCGACGCCGCACTCAAGCCAGCAGAGGGACAGCTCAACCAGTGTGATGGCTGCCAGGCTGGTATTCCCCTAATCAATGGAACACATCGTATGGGAGAACCTAATGGGTACGCTAACAAGATCAAATGTACAGCTGATTTGTATAAATAAACCCTTGACAGCTCCTAAATCTATGCCATACTACACCCCATAAAGAGAAGGAAATAAGTCTTTCTCTGTTGATAACGTAGGTTTAGGAGGTTTTTGTGTCTGGTATTGCGCATTGTTTTCATTTGATTTTAACTCTCATCTTCTTCCCTTGGCTCCTTGTCTGGATCTGCTGTGCAGTGAGTGCAAGCAACAGGAAGCGTAAGGAAGAGATGGATTTGCTACGTCAACTGGTTAAGGAGAAGAAATAATGAATTGGTTTACACGATTTGCACAGAATATGCATGCAGAACCTTTCCGCACAATGTGGCTATTGCTCATGGGTTTTCTTGCTGGCTTTGTTGTTACGTTGATTCTACTATAAAATAGTCTGAAATTTCTTTCAAAGGGCCCTTGCGGCCCTTCTTTTGTTTGTGTAGAATGATCCTAACGAAACAGATAAAGCCTTTGAGGTGTGTCATGACAGCAGGTCGTTTATATTGCATTCAGAGCTGGAACAATGCCAGTGAGACGAGTGGTGAGCAGATTGGGAATCGTCTTGCTCAATCTCGTGGCTTGCACTTCAATCGTGATGGTTCGGCTAACGTTGCCTTGTATGCCGAAGATCAAGACAACAAACGTAAAACCTCTATCCCTTTGTCTGATAGGATTCTCCCACAGAAGAAACGTTTGTCTACACTTCGTGACCAACTCATCGAACTGGAAACAGAATACAAAACCACAGACATGTCAACAGAAGAATATAGCACTCTTCGTGACATTTTGATGGTCAAGATTAATCGTGCAGAGGTGCTTTACAAGAAAGCTGTAAATGTACGTCCTGCACAGCCTCAAGAATCAATCGAACAAGATGAATTACCGATAGAATGCGCCTATGAAATCAACGATAGTCATTCAGCTAACTCCGTGTGTGGAATAGAGATTATCGACGATTTGAGTGATGAAAATTGCCTGAAAGTATTTTTACAAAGGGCTTGCAAAGGATATAAGCTGGCTGTACAATTTGGACATAAAGCAAAATCTTATTGGAATGAATTGAAAGAGGTTTAATATGAAGCACCTTACAGCATACTCTACAGTAGTTGGTGAGCTTCCTAAAATGTGTAAAGATGGGAATCCTCTTGTGCTGGTTCCACTTAATGAAGTCAGAGACTTAGTTAAAAACATTGAACAAATTATTGAAGATAAAACTCATACAGATTACCAAAACAAGTGCTATCTTTCTTTTCTTTTGCGTGGAGTAGGTCTGAAATGAACATCCTCCCAAATGACATTGTATACGTCTCAAATAAATCCTCTACTGCTATTGTATTGTGTACGTATGGGCTTGACATCAAGCAGTCATCACCCTACAATAAGCATAACAAGACACAAGCTTGCCTTAAGACTCCAATCGATGGTAAGCGTTATTGGAACATTAACGATTTGAATAAGGTGGTGTGAGATGGATAGTAAATTTGAAAGGGCTATGACACTTCTTGCTAAAGCTTGGTTTTCTGATGGTAATCTTTGTACCTCTGAAGAATGGAGAAAAGAATACTTTGCTCTTGAGAAAGAAGATAAGAAATCTCCTTGTGATGGTGGCACTTGTGGTCTTGGTGGGTTTTGTGATAAATGTCCTAAGCTTGAAGATGAGAATGTCTAAAATGAACAAAGCATTCGAAACAGCTTATAACTTCCTTAAGAATGGTGTACAATGCAAACTGTCTCGCGATAATGGCGTTTGGACTTGTGAACGAATTTATATTGGAGAAGGGAAATGAATAGCTATGAGCATGCAATGCGGTTGATTGTCGAACACACTCTTTGTGTAGACTATTATGCAAACAAAATTACAGATACAGAGGACAATGAATGGTATTGGCAAGGAGTGGATTTTGCAGAATTCTATAGCACACTCCTCTATGCTGTTAATGAACTCAAGGAACAAACCAAATGAAACACATTCAAAACACTGAACAAACAACATTCCAGAAATTCGTTAAGACATCTAAGCGAGATGTTGAATACAATACTGATAAGAGTAGTAAGCGTAATAGCTGGAATAAGCAACGAGAATTTAAACGAGATATGTGGAGTAGTCAAAATGACTGATACCCATAAGGTTGCTCTTGGATTTGTTATTTTTATTCTCTTAACTTATACTATGCTGATTGTTGGTCTTAACTATGAAACATCTTTGAAACTTAAGTGTATCGAGAATGTGACTAAGATTAACTCCAACATTTCAGAAGTAAAAGATCTTTGTGGGGTAAGATGATGAAATTCATTGAAAACAATACATACACTCTACAAACTGACTATTACAACAGTGTGAAAATAGTGTGTACTTGGGTGACATATAACACTGCCTACTTCAAACTATCCACAGACGATCAGTCACTAGGTTCTGATTATAGACTCGATATCCAAAGTAAGAAGCTACATAAGTGGAATAGTAAATATGCTTCATGGGACTCTATAGAGAATACACTGTCTCTTCAGACAGTAGAGGATTTGTGGTCTAAACGCATGGGCAACGGTTCTGATTATTATTCTGGGATTGGGCAGGATTGAATCAAAATAAACCCTTGACAGCTAGCTGTCAACCCTATAGAATCTACCTAACAGAACGAAATTCTCTAGGAATAAAGGCCATGAAGCAATTAAGAACCCCAATGTTTACAATGCTTGATGGCTCAGAGGTTGTTCTGTTCATGTCAACGTGGTATGCTTATACACATAAGCTGTTCTTAATGTATAGTGAAGATTATGGGATTTATTGTCCAGTCGTCTTCGACTGATCCTGTTGTTTTTGATTAATTTAGGAATTCAATAATGAAAAAGATTCTTGTAAACTTGTATAACTGGAATCAGAAAGGTTCTGCTGGCGTTGTTGTGATGATTTCTGAACAAACAGCTTGCCATTGGACATAGCATGGTAACGAACCCTTTACATTTATACCAGATACACAAGAGCAGTATAACGAAATTATCGGACTTCTTAATGAGTTCAAAATGTCATATACAGAGAAATAATCCCATGTACTCCCTAAAAGACATTGTACGAATCAATGACATCCTTTCTGAATATCATGGTGTTAAATGTGTTGTTGTGAAGAAAGGGAAGAAGTATTATGATGTAGAGACATTGAACACAAAGACTCGGATTAGAGTGGTGCAAGAGCAGATTATTGGATCGGTTAAAAATAAATCAAAATAGTTGTTGACAGGTAACTGTAGGATTGAGATAATCACTCTGTAGAAAACAAATAGCAATGGAGGAAGATCATGAACGCTAAACAACAGTGTGCTTACAACACAGGGATGGATGAAGCCCTCAATTATGGTATGTTAGCTTCTTTTACAGACTTTTGTATTTATGTCGGAGATGCAGAAGATTATGAATTTTACTTGAATGGCTACGAGTATGGTTCTGCTTTAATGTCTGGAGAACAATCATGACACACAATAGAGAAGATGTTACAGATTGGGGTATCTTGTTTATTATTGGTTTTATTGCTTTGTGTGTGCTGTTATGAGTGTGTCGAGAACATGTCTTAGCTGATGTGTTCTCGTTTTCTTGTTTTGAAGACATATGAAATAATTGAAAATATCTAGTTGACAGGGTTGTAAAATAAGCCACTTAATTGTGGCTTTTATCTATTGGAGGAGAAATAATGGTTAGTATTATCTGTGGTGTTGGTATTAATGATTCAGAAACACCTGTAAGTTGGCACAAAGATGGTAAAAAGATTTGGTGTGCTTACTATACTCGTTGGAGAGGTATGATTGTTAGATGTTATGACGCTAAGGAAAAATATAAATCTTACCGGGATTGTTCAGTGCACCCTGATTGGCTGTCTTTTAACTGCTTTAGGGCTTGGATGAAGCTCCAACATTGGAAAGGGTTACAATTAGACAAAGACATTCTCATACAAGGTAACAAAGAATATGGGCCAAATACATGTGCATTCGTCCCTTACTATTTAAATGGGTGTATTATCTTAGCTTCACAAAAGGTTTTTAACGTAGAGCTACCTTTAGGCGTTAACTACTTCAAAAAGTTTGATCACATGATTAATGAGCTAAAGAAACCTTATTTAGTTCGTTGTGCTCGGGTTGACAGTAACGATAAAAGCAAACATGTAGGTTACTTTAGCAATCCAGAAGATGCACACAAAGCATACCAGATTGCTAAGTATACTCAACTAAATGAATACCTTGACCTATACATACAGGAACCTTGTTTCAGGGAGGATGTCTATCAAGCCTTACGCAAAAGAGCTTATAAATTACTTGAAGACAATATTAATGGGCTAGAGAGTAAAAGTATCTGAAGCAGGACAATTATAGCCGTACACTGTACGGCTTATGTTATATCAAGAATATCTATGACCTATAACTTTAATATCTATTCTATAGCTAGTAGTAATTTATCTCTAAACCTTATCATACAAGGGCTGAAAGATAGCCTTAAGTATAAATCTTAGCCTTAATAACCTGACTGAATTGGTTGTCAAATTATCTGTTATGGCTAAGCCTATGTTCGTTTCCCTCTCAATTCCTCCACCCCAATCTCCTCACACAATCATTTAGCACACTAAACATTAGCTTCTTTACACTCTAGCTAAAAATAATCCTGTACAAATCCTATAAACAATGTTATCTGAACACGATAGGTTTTCTCTACTGTTAGCCAAGAGTGTGATAGAAATCTTTGTTAGAGGTTGTTGGAAATAAATGTAGACAGCTATACTCAGAGTGTTATACTAACCACACAGACAGAGAAACACCACTTAGGAATACAGACATGAAGACCTATCAAATTTATTATTTCCAGACGTCTGACTATGATGTTGAATACGACATTGCAGACAAAGTACTAGTAGATGCTAACTCTTAGGCTAGTATCAACCCCTTCTAGCAACGTTAGCTGTCTAGTGGTACACAGTGTTAGCTTGATCAATAGAGCCCCTTAAGTGGGGCTTTCTTATGCCTGTTATTTAAGTATCTTGTGCACTAACTATTAATAGATTAATAACCTTTGTGCAAGACATTAGTGTGCATAGGTGTGTCCTGGTCAGTATCTATCAAGATAGCTTAGGTGATAGTTTGTGTTAATAATTAGGAGAGACTATTGGATAGGGAGACTTGATGAATTCTTCTGGATATTTCTACTTTTGGCATGATGTATGCAGTTTAAAATCTAAGTACCGTTAAACGATCCTGATACCGAGACAGTAATTTCAGGATAGTCCTCACCTACAACTCTTACATATAAAGGATTTTACATATTTCCAGACATAAAAATAGACACTTACTAATACAAGCTAAGTGTCTTTCTGAGGGGTTTTGGAATTACTCAACAACAAATATAACTTGTTCTCCACCATCATCGTCTTCAAAAATATTGTATGTATAAGCCCTACTGTCAAATCTGTCCCATCGAGTTTCTTTACTGCACACTTCCATCTCATCTGGAAGATCATTGATAAGCTCTTTCAACTCTTTAATGTTCATATTTCTCTCCTAGTTAATCTCTGTCAAATGCACTCCGCACTTCCCATAAGTATAGTGGGGTAAAAAGTGCAGAGGGTGTTTTGGTGATTGCACTTTCTAAACACTCGGTGTAATTAAGGTGCGGTATTCCTTTCCTCCATTAACTCAGCTAATAACTCATTCTTGTATATCCTCGATGTATAGGGCTCTCCTGATATTTTGTTAGCAAAGGCAAGCTTGATCACCTCATGCCGTACAGACCATCTATTAGTGGTTGGGTACATCTCTGTGTAATCTTCTACAAGCAAGTCTACTTGATCCATCAGATGAAGTACAATAGCATTCATAGATTTATGACTTTCATTTGGGTGCATGGTGTCAATCCAGCCGCTGTGTATAATGCAATCCTTATTCTCCTTTGCTTTATCTTTAAGATACCTCACCTTATCCTTACTGGCGTTCTTGTGATATTTGTAGATAATACCTGTTGCCTCATAGTCTGTAACCCCTTGTGGCCTTGATCCAAGAGTTATGATTTCTTCTACACTCTTGTCAACCAATTTAGGCTTTACAATACCCTTGAGCAATCTTTTAAGTTGATCAACAGATAATGCCCCATTTAAGGAGCTTGAGATTTGTGCGTATGTTAAACCTTGTTTTCTAAGGTCTATTGCCTTTTGTTTTGATTCCATATTTCTTTCTCCAGTACTCCTGAGATTTCTCCTTTACATATTCAGTTTTAATTGATGGTGGTACTCTGCCAAATTTACTTGGGAGTACTATTTCTTTTACATAAGGAAAACACTTCCCATTTAAATCAAACTCCATCTTCTCCATTCCGTAACGACCAAGTATAGACTCAAACTTCTCTAATGTAAATCTGTCTTTAGGAAAATCAAACCACTCACCTTGTACCCTAAATTCATCAAACAATTTATGCAGATTTCTTTCTACTGTTGTGGCCTTAGTCTTTGTTTTGTAATAGGCTAGACAAATAAGTGGATAGCCAGAAGCTGTCCTTAAAGAATTCATTCTCTTTTCTACGTCATTACTGACACCAATCTTGTATAGCCCAGACTCACTATACAAGAGATAAACATATTTACTCATTCAGCCTCCACAAACTTAATCAATCGTTGTTTATCTTCTTCGTTATACAAATTAAAACAAGGAACACCATGAGCCTTAGCTAGATTCCAAGCTGTTGCAGTACCACCTTTGATTTTACCATGCTTATCCACTTGTGCCCAGCAAATAATAAAGCTACTTGGATTATTCAAACCACTACCTAGGATTTGAAATGTATTACGTGCATGGAGAGCCTTGGCTCCCTTTGAACACTTATCCCATGCTGGATGTGTCTCAGAGGCTAGGTGATAAGCCTCGGCTTTCTTAGGCATTCTATCCAAGACTTTGTACCAATCTTTGTAGAACTCGTCGTAAATTACAAAGCTAGCCCATGGAATATACAACTGAGCTAGTGTGACACGCTCATCAACCTGTTCAGCATAAGCCTTAGCACCAAGTTCAAAGGCACTGTCAGCCCCTCCAGCAGCACCTGAACGTAGGATGTAGCCTTTCTGTGCAAGCTTGAAAGCAATGTCTTCCATAAGCTTGAGGATATTTTTCGGGGTTTGTCGGCTGCCAATGCCTGTGTAGTACTTCATACATCCCACTCCTCAATTTCCCAATCTAAAGTAGATCCTCCTGCACACTCATCCACTTCCTCTAGGTGATCTTCAGCTTCTTTCTCTGTGAGGTACACTCCACAGTTAGTGCGAGACATTGAGTCCCTTTCTACTTCTACAACGATATAAATTCTCATTCAATAAACACCCCACTAGAACACTTCTCACAACCCTTGTACCAAACCATGTAATTACCTCCTTTCCAATAAGGTTTAGGAATTCCTTTGTGGTAGCATTTGAAGCATGTAAGTTCTTTCATTCTTCCTCATACACAGGTTCACCATCTTCATCAAAGCCAAGACCATTACAGGCTGGACACAAGCCTTCAGAATCTAATAGCCACATCATTGTTCCGCAGTTCTGGCAGTCTTCACTCATGTTTGTTTTTATCCTTGTGCCACATATCAACTCGATGCTCAGCAAACATACAGCCAATCATAAATGAGTTAAATTTTATATTAGTATCTAGGCTCATATACATCTTAGATACTTCATCCCACTCTAAATCGGGTTTTGACCACTCCCATCTCATAAACTCTTCAAAAGGAATCCGATAATCATAGTAGAACAAAGAAGCTTCAGACTCATGTTCACCCCATTCATCAATACTTGCAATTTTCATATCTACTCCTTTGGTATTGGTAGACCGTGAGCGATCCACCACATATCATCTACCTCTACATCTCTTTCTATCTTGCAGTAATCAGCAACAATATTCAATTGCCAGCCTCGTAATCCACTCCTATCTTCAAGGATCATTAGCACGTCAATCTTTGATTGCTCATCTAAGCTTTTATACAGAAGCCTGAAGTATTCTACATCCTCAAGGTCTTCATAGTCCGTTTCAGTCAGCTTCATATGCTTTAGCCTCTAAATACACTTCATGGAGAATAACATAAGCATCTTGTAGTCTGTCAACCTTATCAAATCCTTCACTACTTTGTGTCTGTGCATAGGATGTTGAATGCAGTGCCCAACGTAGACACTCAGACATAGATCCGATTTCAGACAACATTATCAAATCTTCTTTACTCATTAATAAGCCCTTCCTCAACAATAAGCCGAACACTTGCGACACGAACAACTCAAACCCATAGGCTTCATACGATCTTCTACAGGAATGCTATCCCACAGACACTTCGTTTCACGAGTAATATCATACTTAGGTTTTTCTTGACTCAACCATCCAAGTCTTTTATACCGCGCAACACTCTCTTCCATTTCTTTGCGAAGTTGTTTTAGTTCATCTTCTACGTTTTGCATACGATGTTCTAGTGTGATATTCATTTCAACTCCTTCGGTAGTCCCTCATAAACTTCTTTAAAGTGTCCACGTATCACCATCCTACGTAAAGCACTGTACATGTAATCACATTCACCTTGTTTATCACCTGTGAATGGTTTACCACCTATCCAGTCTGTGTTTGTAGGCCACCCTACCACTTTCTTGACACGCTTACCATCAGTCTCTAGTAGCCCCAACCGGTAGGCAGCTCATCTTGTGTGATCAATCCGATAGGTATTAGAAAGAACCTCCAATCGCCTAGTCCAATACTTGGATCAAGCCTAAACTTCTTTCTACGATCTACGAGGAAGTCACTTCTGGATGTTTTACACTCAATTAGACACGACACTCTATTACGAAACCCTAAACAGTCTGGTTGTTCTCCAGATGTTGTTGATGCTTTGAATTTATCATGAAAGACAACACCAAATCCGTTTTTAACTAAGAATTTCTCTGCAATAAGGCAAAGCTCTGAGTGTGTCATAGTCATTCTTCGTCCTTCAAGTCTTCCATGTAAGCTTTCAACAGCCTTTTCTGCTGTTCTGGTGTCAAGTATTTAGGAAGAAGTTCTACACGTAACTCTTCTCGTAGTTTCCTAAGTTCTTTGTCGACATTGCTCATTTACTCCTCCAATAATTCTCACACTCAGATTGATAGCAACCTTTGGAAACATTGAATAGACTGCCTAACATTCCCAAGTAAGGTTTCATACCACTCCCACACATTGGACATGCATGTCGATTACACCCTACACGCATTAGTGGTGGGTTAGGTGGTTCTGGCTTCATAATTCTCTCCCATTAACAATACCAAAATGCTCCTGAAGTATATCACACATCACTTGATAAGCAACAGGACTCTTTTCTTTCATCATAGCCCTACCAGTCCCAATACCATCTTCAGGGAATACAATTACTTTACATTGTGCGATCTTATATAGTTTACGTAACGATTCCTTTACAGCCTCAATCTCTTCAGGCTGATCACTAAAGAATGCCCAATCATCCCAAGACGGATATCGTTTAGTTGGAATACCAAATGCATTAGGCTCATCTCTGATGACAGCTTGCCCGCCCTTACCAAATGCTTTTAGGTTATCACCAAATATAAATATCTTCTCTGGATAACGTCTGCACGTTGGGGAGGATAGGATTTTATGGTATTCAATTATCAAGATATTCTCCTATTTAAATTTCTTCCCACGATTATAGCTAGCCTTCTTCCATTTGTACAGCAATCTTTCCTCTTCTTTCTGATAATCATCAGCATATTTTAAATATTGACTTGCTAGAAGGGGTGTATCTGGACAGTTAGGTTTAAGTGAAGCTGCTAGCTTTCTGTAGTAGGCTGGAACACTCGGTTGTGGTAGGTCACGCTTTGACAGAGTAATTCTCCTTGTCTTTTGTATCCTTCCAAGTGGTGTACACTTTAGGATCAACTAACACTTCCATGTCATCCTCTAAGCCCTTGACAGACTCAGCATAGTTATGAAACACCCCATCATAGTAATATTTAACTGTTTCACCAGTATAGATATTTATCTTGTATGCGTTCCTGTTTGAAAAGACAAATTCAAAATCTTCTAAATTGGGCATATCTTCTGTACCAAGAAAGAAGTATCTGTAAGGCTTTATCTCACGAATCTGACCAGCAGTCATTTTAACTAACATTTTCTCTCCTAAATTGTTTGGTATACAATGCAAAACCTAGTATTTGTGTAGAAATGCATTGTATTAGATTCAATCGTTGTGTGTACTATATAATATACGCTCAAGATCTATCACTCTGTTATCCAGATATTCAATCATCTGTTGTTGATCATAAATACTTCCGATTAGTGTTAGCACAACTCTGACATCTGCGCTTTCTGATGGTACAATAATGCCTTCAGCACTTAGGAAGTTTATAATAAATTCTTCTCTTGTCATGTTATTATCAACTAACCTTAAACAAAATATAGCCCTTCTCGATAGCGTCAACAAGCTTCACAAGCTGCATATCTCGCTGTGGAAGGTATGTATAATACTCTCCATCTTTCTTAACAATACTAAATACAGCATTCTCAACATCTGCAAAGCGAATAGATGAGATTGATTTCAACACAACTCCATCTTTTGCTGTGTAGAATGATACCACTCCGTTAATTGTACGTACTTTGATATGGTTGCTCATTTTAGTTCTTCCCTTTTAGTTTGTTCGTAATATGCAAGAATCCCCACAGCACCGATCCACATATAAATAATACTCCAGTTCCCAGGAAAATCTGCAAATCCTGCAAACAGAAAAGCTACACAACAAAGTAGGTTATATTTAGTTAGCATAATAAATCCCCTTCTCTCGTCGTTCAGTGTCAGCATCAAATACACCCTTCCAATAACCATTGGTGAACATCATCCAACAATCTTGTGTCCCAGGATGCTGGAAGTATTTATCCAATGTAGGGTGTAGCTCCACATCCATCCCCCAAGACTGTGCAAGGGATAGGAATGTCTGGAATTGCTCTTCGTGTGATTTGATCATTATGGCTTGTCCTTGACATTCTCAGCACCATGCTTGTATGCAGCATAAATAATCAGCGGGACAGTGACAACCCAAAAGATAGCAGCTACACAGCTTGCTTTCAAGTTGAATTTATGTCCTACAGAGACACAACACAGAGCGTCTGTGTAGAGCGTGAGGGTAAATCCTACAACATAGATTATAAATAACATATTTCTCTCCTAAAACAATCGGTAAAATTCATATAAAAAACATAGTGTATCATACGAACCTATAGAATGCAACCACTTTGCTGTTAAAACGTCTGCAACATACTAAAACTCCGCATAACTATGCATTTTGCTGCGAAAATTCAAGCACTAACCCCACCATAGCTGCCGCAGTCCATGTAGGATTAGCATTTACAAGCTGATTTAGATTAGTAAAACCCGTTGACTCGATAAACGCCTCCATATCTACTCCAGTCTTCTTGCAAGCTCGACGCATGTACTTTGTAGCTGATGCTGGGATGTACCAATGCGGCATGGTTAGCTTATATTTTGAAGCAATTTCGGACCAGTATCCAGAGTCAGCGTAATCTAGCTTCAGATTAGCCTTGGCATATTCTTGAGCCTCTATACGCTTCTGTTTAATTTCTTCCCTTTGTTGTTCAGTTATTGGCACTAGGTGTGTCATTTCAAATCTCCATATCGACTCTGTAATTCATCTTCATCGATTTTTAGACTAATATATTCATCTAATCCATCAATCATAAACTCTAGCTGCTGTTCAATTTTACTAAGCTTGCCAGTAGCTTTTAAATTAGCAAGGGACAGCTCTAGGTACTTTCTGCAATTTCTAAAAAAGTATAAATCTGTAGTGTTTTTCATTTCTAATCCTTATATGGTGATACCGCTATTCATAGAACATTTCTTAACAAGATAGCTATGAATATCCCTAACTGTTTCTTCTGTAAAGCTATACCCTTCCTTAGACTTCTCAATCACAAGCTCTCGTGTAACATCCCAAGCTTTAGATTGACATTCCTTGAACACAGCATCATGCCATTTGTTATACATTGGCGATGTGATGATAACATTCTGCTTTGGCGGGGCAATTGTACAGCCTGTTATCACAACAGTCAAAGATATTGTCAGGATAAGCTTTACAGAAGAATTGTTCATTTGGTTTGTCCTTGAGGGGCTTCCTCAGCGAGACTTAGTTAATTTGTAGAATTGTAAACTTACCACCTCTGAAACAAGCTCCCGTGTCAGTATAAACAACATTCCCTAATTCTTCACTCTCATTCATCGGAGTATGACCAACATACAGCTTATGAAGACCTTTTACAAGACTTTTATCTTTGTGTTCAATCTTTGTACGTGCCCACATGCTTACAGCTTCGAATCTGTCCTTATTTGCCTCGTACATCGACTTAAAAAGATCCCAATCACCAAGAGGACATTCTGCATGAATGATACCAATTAAACCATCCTTGGTTTCAACCTCAATAGCAATAGGAAGCTCTTTCATCTCAAGAGTATAGCACTGTTGCTCTACAAGAGGTAGCCCGTAAAGCCATAGTCCACCGTTGATTGCATGATTTCCGCAAGCATTACTCTCATTACCTGCCTCTACAGAGTCAATAACCATTTGCTCGTGATTACCCCGCACAGAGTGAAACCAAGACTTGCGCAGCCAATCCCAAAACTCTTCTGATTCAGGTCCACGGTCAACTAAATCACCTACGCTGAATAGTCGGTCAACTTTCTCATCAAATCCTATTTGTTCTAAAGCTAGTTTAAGCTTAGTAAAACAGCCGTGAATGTCCCCAACAACATAGTCCTTACCTTGTGTGTTCTGTTCAAACTTCTTAAGAAACATTATCTTTCTCCTTCAGCGCTTCAATGTACTGTAATACTTCCTCTGTCTGTTGTACAGCCCATGAAATAATATCATTTGGTGGAATGTCACAAGCTTTGGCTATGCGCTTGCAACGTTTGTCTACAGAGCAAAGTTCTTTATGAAGTAATTTCATTTGTTTCTCTAGCTGTTGTTTGTTCACTCAAAAGCCTCCCATTTAATTTATAAATCCATATTAACAAAAAGAGCAGCCAATCTCAAGGACTAGCTGCTCTATAAATTTCTATTGATTTGTCTCACAGAATAGTTCAAGACTATTTTCCTCAAGTAAGCTACAAACCATCTCACTTACTTCACGGTCATTCCATCCGAAGCCTAATACTACTTCCTGATACTTTCCAAATTTACTGTGAGTGGCAACACTGTACTCACAGGCCCAGCACCATGCATTTTGAAACACGTAGATACGATCCCTAGACATAAATACTCCTTACAGATATTTAGAATAAAGCATGTATTCATAAGCCTTGTCTACAAAGTTTACAAGATTGCTTGTAGTGCGGATGTGTCCAGTTTTCTTGTTCAATTGGATGTTCACAATATTTACAATCTTGGCAGCTTTAGCTTTACGGATTTTATAGTGGCTGAAGTCAAAAGGTGCTTTGAAGCCTTTACCATGCCAGTCGGTATAGGCGCCATTGTGCAAAAGACAAGCTGTGTGCACAGAAATACTCTTACGAGCCTTATTCTCGTAATCATAGCTTACGAAGTGTGGTGAACCGAATAGACGACCTTCATATTCATAATTAAGTCCACGCATGAACTCTGTTAAGGATTTAAATTGAAGCTTATATGTGTCAATGATTTCTTCTGGTAGAAGGATATTTTCTGTAGCTGTCATCTAGGTTCTCCTTTAAATTTTGATTACTTCTATATTGTTTGCACGAAGGTAGTCAAGCCCCTCTGTGCTACGATATTCATTACGATAATAAACTTTAGTGATTCCTGCGTCAACAATTTTAATTGAGCAACTTTTACATGCGGCATGGGTTATGAAGATAAAAGCTCCAACACTACTTTCTGTGCTCCGAGTCAACTTCCTCAGCAAATTATCTTCGGCATGAGTAACTTCAGTTTTAGTATTACCATGGGCATCCTCACAAGACCCCCGCATTCCTACTGGTAGTCCATTATAACCCTCTGCGATAATGTGCCCATTCTTGTAAGCAATCGCCCCCACCTTAAGACGTTCTGCTGAAGAACAATCAGCCCAAGCTTCGGCACATTTCATACATGCCTGGATATGTTTATCCTTCACTTCCGTGTCCCTCTTTGTAGCCCATTTTCAGGCGAGTAACTTTCAACCATTCTTCAGCAAGAACTAATGCCTCGGAAATATCAATTTTTGCTAAATTAAAAAGTTTATTAACTCTCTTCTTTGTTTCAGAATCTTGAATCCTTGCCCTTAGATAAAGTCTTCCTCGGCTTGGAAACAAACAGCAGCCCCCTAACCCAACACTATTATTTTTGTAAGCCCTTTTATTTTTAGCTTGTTCCGCTAAAGGTATCCACTCACAGTTTTCTTTGCAATAGTTTCCATTGACATCTTTTCTTTCTAGAGTCAAACCTTCTTTGAAAGAGTCCCCCATATCTGACCAAAAGCCTTCAAACTTATCCCAAGAATCTTGATAACTAATACCCCGACCTCCGTAGTTTTCATAAGTTGGTCTGTCCTCTGCATTACATCTACGTTTCATATCCCACCAAACAAAATAAACTTTTGTTTCTGACATTCTGTGTGTAACTGTCATGCTTTCTCCTGATTATATTTGATTTAACTCAAGGCTTATACAAGAGTCATTCTTATAGATCATTGCACCAACTTTTAATCTTTGTGCCTCTGAGGTTTCTCCAAATCTACAGGTCATATCCATTAGTGCTAAAGCATACTTCTCCTTCATTTACCAATCCATCCGAGAACCATCTTCCTCAAGAAGATTCACAATAATACCTTTAGATTCCAGTACAGCCAGCATATGGCTCTCTGACAAGCAATCATCCACTTCTTTAATACGAAGTTCACGAGAAATATTTTCTAGATGATTACCAATGAAGGTTTCAGCCTTACCATCCATGTGAAACATCTGATCTTGCTCTTTGTAAACAATATCGTAAATCATAATCTCTCCTTTAAAACGATAATTTAATAAATAATCTGTTGAAAATGCTAATTGAAAATATTTCTCCACCAACTCTCTTTAGCTTCAACTTTATCCTCTAAAATATCTACAACGCAGATGGAGTTAATAATTTTCTTCTGATCTTCACTTCCATTCTTCTGTTTCATTGCTATCATAGCTGAATAAAGTTTATCGCCTTGCTCTCTACTGAAGACTTCTTCCCGTGAGTCACCATTCCAAATCTCTGTAATCGTGTCTGTAAGACCAAACCAGTATTTTATACCTGAGATTTTGTGATCAACATGGTATGTTGATATTGTCCACTGTTCAGGTGTGTTTTTCATACTTTGACATAACTTATCAACTGCTAAGTCCATACTACTGAAGTCATTCATATATTCTTCCTCTTAATTTGGGGCCTTCTGCCCTTTTCGACAAGAAGTGCCTGTTGCTGATAGACCTCCAGATTCCAGCTTCGACTTGCTTACAATGTTCTTAGATGTCTTCACAACATAACGGTTTGGTCCAAAGATTTCATCACACTTATCCTGAGCCAACTTCCTATCACTTGTCTTATAGAAATAATAGTCTTGCATAGCACTCATTGAAAAGAAACTTCCAGGTTCAACGAAGTCGTATGAGGTGTAGTCGGTGAATGAGACAACCACCACTTCGATATCTTTAGGTTTCTTTTCGGTCATTGAAAATCCCCTTGAGCATATTCTAGATCGAGTTCCATCCTCCAAGATGAGTCTGTTTCGAAGTCATGATCGTTCAAAACCAAGTAATCCTCCATTTCATCACCAAGCTCTGTTGCCATATCATTTAGGGTCATTTTAGTCTCCTCACTTTTTAACTTTAAATACAGCAGAATCTTTACAAGTAATCTTGTATGAGTCTGTGTCTACAACAGCCGTCTCTAAACCTTTATTGGATACGCAGGTATCAGTCAACACTGCAACAGTATTTTGATCAAGCGTTATATACATCGATGTCAGTGTAATAGCTATACCCATAGCAAAACCAATTAACCATTCCATATTTAATCTCCTTTAGTTAATCTGTCGCTATTGTAAGCCGACAGATTGTTTCAGTCAACAATTATTTTACAATTACTTCAATCTTGGGCAATCTACGTTGTGCAATATCATCAGGAGAGATTTCTGTCAATGGGTGAATCTTTATTTCGTAAGAGACAGGACCAAGTTTTTCATACGTCAGTTCTAGTAGATTATCAATACCTTCCTGCGTATATGGGATCTTATTCTCTTTGATTATTTCAAATAAAACTTTGTTTACTTGCTCTTCAATATCCATTTCAATCTCCTTTAATTAATAATGTCAAAACCTTCGGGTTGCATAGCTGGTTGTGGAGATTTAGCTTTGGACAACTTCTTCTCCTTAGCATCCCGTGCAGCAAGAGCCTTCTTCACACCAGCTTCTACAGCTTTCTCAATGATTTCTTCTAGATTGAACTCTGGGAAATCTTCTTCGTTTTCTTCTAGAGTCAAGCTCTGATTGCGAGGACAGCTTTCGTCGCCACAATTGCAAGGCTGTGAGTTCCGATATTCATAGAAACCTTCCATGCGCCGTTCAAGCTCTTTTGCACCAAACCAGAATTCCTTACCATCATTACACAAGAGGATTTCATCATCATTTAACAGGCCCTTATATGTTGAGGTGATTTCCTCCTCCAGTTGTTTAATACCAAATTCAGTCTGGGATTTCACATCAGGATTCTTACCGATAGATCCCCAAAACGCACAATGGGCCATAAACTGGATATGATCTGCCCAATCATGTTGTTTACACGCCAAAAATACCCCTGTTGCAGCGCTCATACAGTCGTATTCAATAAATCCAACTACGTTAGCTTGAGATTCTTGAATTGCATTGATGATCATTCGTTCAGATGATACTGCACCACCTCTACTATTGATACGAATAATCACCTCGTCCTGTGGGCCACTGGTGCGAAGAGTGTTGCATAGGCTTACGTAATTTTCCGGCTCTGTAATAGGACCAGTAAGATAGTAAGTATGCTGTTGACCACGTACTTCTGTTGTAAAGACATTCTGTGGTGGGAACATTGGGATAAAACTTTCTTCACTCATATTATTTACTCTCCTTTTTGTCAAATGCGTCAAAAGCCATCCCCCACATTTTAGCCTCTTCAGATCGTACACAGTAATCCCAAGAATCAAAATCAATCAATTCCACTGGAAGATTAGAAAATCTTGCAACATCAAGAATATATTGTAGACCAGAGTTCTTTTTCAAATCCTGTTGTGCAATATCACCCGTAACGATGCATTTACTGTTAACCCCTTGCCGCCCAACCAAGCTCTTAGCAACTTCTGGTTCAAGGTCTTCAGCTTCATCTACAATGATGAATGCATTATCCCAACTACGGCCTTTTACGTGCTCCAAGGCCAACATTTCAATTTTACCGTTAGCAAGAAAAGCTTCATAGTTGCCTTGACCTACACGAGCTTTAATAGTATCTGTGATCGGCGCGCACCAAGGCTGAAGTTTCTCATCCTTACCCCCTTTAAGAAATCCGATAGACTTACCTTTACCCTCAGCAGGCCGTGCAATTATGATACGATCAACTTTTTTATCCATTAACATATCAGCAGCAATTGTGGAAGGGATAAAAGATTTACTTGAACCCCAAACTCCAATACAGATCACAAAACTGGTATTCTGTACAGCATTAATATATTCTTGTTGACGACCATTCATTGCAACAAGTGGGTCACGTTTTGATGCGAATGCTACGAACTTCTCTTTAACTTCTGGCTTCACTCCTCCGTTCCTAGTGCTTTTGGTTCTTTTTCTTGGGACGGCAATCTCTTGACCATCCACAACAGTTAAAAAGTTGCGCTCTTTCGCACCCATAGTATATTTCCTTTCTCTAGTTAAGTTTCAAAACTACCCTACCACAAACACAACCTCACCACCTTCTTCTACACTATCTCTCGCCAACTCTGCCTTTCCCTAAGCTTCTCCATCCACCGCATATCTGTCTCAATCGTCGCAATAGCCTTCTCAAAAGAGACATCACCTTCCACTAGTGTAGCAACTGTTGCAATTATATTCAAGAGATATTCTTTATCATCACCAACATAATACACTAAACCAGATTCTGATGTATATATTCCGTTTGATAGGGTTCCTCGTGTTGTGTCCATTATTTGTTCTCCTCAAAAATAATTTTAGGTTTAGAAATATCCCCCAAGGTTTTAAACCGTTCAATAGAATCTAGGGCTTGTTGTTCATTTGAAGCATAGTTTACATATCTATACTCCCAAGTATGTTCTCTTACAGGTATACCGAACCAAAACAAAAACTTTTTATATTGTGGATAATATAGCCCACCGTCTTCTAAAACCCTAAATTTCATTCTATTTCTCCTTAAAAGTCTTCTACCACTTGACTGTAACTAGCAGCGTTCTTCAACACAGATTCTAGCACTTTTCCTTGATAAGTCAAGCCATTGTGAATAATCACTAAGAATTCTTTTTCAAATGGCACTTGCAAACAGTTATCCGTGTATTTAAGTTTCTTCAAAGGCAACCCTTCAGTATTCCCATACTTTGCATCAAAGGCTATCATGCCAGATACGCTTCGAATATTGCCTTCGTAGAAATACAAGTAGCCTGAAACAGTCCTAAAGACAAGTGATGTACGTTCATCGTTGATGATTAGGCTGTCTAGTGTTTCTCGTTTAAGTTCTTTGAAATCTGTCATTGTTTCTCCTGTAGTTCTTTAATAACATCTTGCCAAGGTATGCTGTGTATATAGCGTTGCATACACAGTGAACATTCTTTATCAGTCAATGGTCGTCCAAGGGATTCTTTTACAGAATTAGTATAAAATTGCCAAGATGAAGGAGAAGGCTGAACTGTTTTCATTAATTACCTCCCCTCATGATTTGGTAGGACATTATCCCTGTGGTACAAATTATGCTTCTTTAGACATGAGCTTAGCACACGATTCTCTTCTGTCAAAGCTTTCTTTTCCTCCAAGGTCTGTTTAACCAGATACTCCAATGCTCTGTGGTAGGGCATGTTCAGGATATTTGGGCGCATAAGAAGCTCTTGAATCGTTCCATTTGTCCTATCCATATCCAAGCTTACAAGGAATCGTATCTCGTTTTCTTTCATGTGTTTTCCTCGGTAACTCTGCACTTATTCACTGTGCTTTAGGTCCATTCAACTCAGACAGCTTACGTTGAGCTTCTTTGTACTCTTTCTTGGTCTTATTTACAAGAGCTACAGCTTCATCCAATTCTTTTTGTTTGGAGTTTAAACCAAAACCTTTCACGCTGATTACTCTTGGGCTATACCTATCAATGAAGCCATTTACATCTTGATAACGAATATCAACTGTATTATTCACTTCGTGGATTGCTACTTGATACTCCAAATCCCCCAACTTCATTTTTAAGTTAGGGAAATCAGCAAGCAACTTATTAAAGTTTTCAGTTGTATCTTGCAACGTAACATTAAAATCTAGATTCATTTCAAACCCTCCAGCAGCTATTCATATTGTAAGGCGGTACAAGGTAAATTTCAGCAAATGCGTTCGCAGATTCTCTTGTGGAGAACTCAGCTAGCTTCTCACGTTTGTAGAATATTGCAAAGCGTTTCTTGCCATAGGGTTTTTCTATTAGCTTTAGTTTGGTCATTTATCATCCCTCAAAATCCATTTTCCAAATCTGCTTTCAATCCCCATACAAGCGATTATACCTAAAACCCAACAGAAACTAAGCATGAAGGGTACAATCATAACTAGGCCAACCCACATCAATGGATATGTAAGATAAAGAGTTAAAAAGCTGATAATTGCTGTTGGTGAAGCTACTAGCAATTGCTTCTGATATTTGTTCATCTGTTCTCTCCTTCTTTATTTGATAGAAGAAGCATAGCATAGTGATCCATGGATTGCAAGGGTATTTTTGAGTAATTTATGTGGGGTGAGATTTTATTGGAATAGGTGGTTGACATAGAACATTTTATATGCCAGTATGGCTAGACATTGTGCTTCAGAGAAGGCACATAAATCAAACTATGATAGCTGGGATCTGGCTGTAGGCCACGTCCTGTCTAGCTTGTAGCTAAATTAGACCCCCATATGGTAGAAAGGAGATATAGGTGGAGGAGGAAGAGGAGAATATGAGTACGAGATTGCTAACATACAATATTAAGGTTGGAGTAGTAGTGAGTAACAGGGTAAGAGCTATGGAGGTTAAATATCCTTCTGTAATGGGTGTAATCATAACCAATATGTTAGCTTGCCTTAAGAAACAAGATAGATTGATGTACTCAAGACGTAAGCAGTACAAACCTAATGTCAATTCAAACAAGAAGAACATAAATCCAACACAAGTAATTAAATGTGTTGATATTCTTGTAGAATTAGGTTATGCTATCAACGTTATTGGTAATGCACATAGCAACAAGGAGAACAGAACAATGAGCTACATTGTACCTACTGATGAATTTATTAAAGAGTTCTGCACAGACGAAGAACAAGCAGAAATAGCTTATAATAGCTACATGTCCGCGTATCAAACAATTCAGCTACGTGATGAGAAAGGGTTAGATACTAATTTCTTTAATACACAAAGGCTTAAAGAGGCTTCAGAGCTTGTACAGAATCTAAACAAGATCAATGAAGCCTGTATTATTCGTGTTGGAGATACTAAACCTCTAACTAACTTCTACTGCCGTATCTTTAACACCGATATGGATCATGGTGGTAGGTTCTATAAGTCTGACGTACTACGCATTAAAAATAAAAAGACCTCCACTCGTCTAGATATTACTATTGATGGTGAAGAGATTGTTGAAGTTGATTATAATTCACTGCATTTCCGTATCTGTGCAGCAAAGGAAGGTATTGACACATTCAGTCTACCTAAAGACGTGTATATGGATATCTTACCAGATGATGAAAAGACAGATATGAATCGTCTCATCGTAAAGCTTGCAGTTAATATTATGTTTAACGCAAAAGACAAGAAGTCTGCACAGAAGGCCATTCAGGAGGAAGTTAACAAATACAAAGATGATCCCGATATGACTTTCACAAAAGGTACTTATGTTCATTTCCTTATCATGGAAGCATTTCCTAAGTTCTCAAAGTATTTCTGCCGCGATGATAGTTATGGTCTTCGTTTACAGAATGATGATAGTTGGTTAGCCCATAAAGTATTGAAGCATTTTGTAGATCAAGGTAAACCATGTCTGCCAGTGCATGATAGCTTTATTGTAAAGCGAAGTGATATTGATTTGCTTACTAAAGCAATGGGCGACAGTTTCCGTGAACAGTTTGGGGTAGAGGAATGGGTTCCAGTGACTATCAGCTGGAAAGACGAAGGTGAAATTTACAAGAAGAGTGTAGTGGTATGAAACTAATAAAAGACTGGATGTTAGCCTTAAGTGTTTGCCGTAAATACAATATCAAGTGGAATCCATTTCATTCGATGAGAAATGCTGAGTGCTTATATAATTTTGAATTTGGAAAGATGCAAGTTATGATAAATCCATTCTACCCCAAATTCATTAATAGCTTTATGCATGAGGTTGGTCACTTGAGACGTTGGGATAAAATTTACAAAAAGACATTTGGTGGGCCAAACACTCGTAGGATGTTATTTGATAACCAAACAGATTGCATCCTAAAAGAAGAATACATTGCTTGGAAGTATTCTAAGAGGTTCTTGAAAGAGAGGTTTGATAAGAAACGGGCTAAGCTATTCTTTAAGAGCTACTATCGTAGAGCTGCAAAAGAGGTATCTTCAACTGTTGCTACAGATAGGTATTATGCATTTGATAGAAAAATTTAATTATTTTATGCAAAAGCTTGACAAACCTAAGACACTTGTGATTTAATTGATTTATCTAGAAAACAAAGAGGTTCCCACATTATGGGAGAAGTTAATTACTGCCCAGATTGTGGGGCCGAAGATTTAGAATGCAGATGTGATGTCGATGGAAGTTTGGATGAATACTTAGATGGTGCTTTCCGCTGGGAATACCAACACGAGTCAATCTCATATTATGGGACAGTGTTTAAAAAGATCCTATCTGATAGTGATAATTAGTAAATAATGCTTGCTATTTATCAAAAATAGTGTATAATAGGTACTGTAAAAGGGCAACGTGGTTCACATATTAGAAAAGATGCTTCGGCTGAGTAGTGTGACGCTGACAGAAGGTGGTATTATTCAGCTAATATATCAAATGCTTTAGAGCGTTGATATCACTAAAGCCTTCGGGAGAGTTGTCATTGAGGCAATCGCGGAGCACCTTCACATTGACCTACCCTGTTCTTATTAAATTAAGATTGGGTAATGTGAGGTTGAAGTAAAAAGACTTCTGATCCCTTATAGTTTTAAGGTTGTCTTCCCTACCTGTAACAAGGTCCAGCCTGTGGCGGATAAAGGGTTTTAATTGTCTTTAATTTATTTGCGAACACATTCAATCTTGACGAAGATTGTCTAATTCCCTTTAAGGGGCTTGAAGAACTCTGACGAGAGTTTAAAGTCTTCCCTTTGTGTGACGGGGAGCAATGAATTAAAGCGGGTATAACTCAGAGGCAGAGTGTCAGCCTTCCAAGCTGTTCGTCGGGATTTCGAAATTCCCTATCCGCTCCAAATATATTTTATTAAAAGCTTGCAATCCAAGATTTATAGTGTATACTACTCCTAAGAAAGAAATTTAAAGGCTCTCTACAGCAATCTCAAACTATTGGAAAAGTAAAGTAGAGCCTGATAAGCCCCAAAGAATGTCTACAGCAATCCACTCTCGCATATAGATATGTACATTCTGAATAGGCAAAACGAAGAATCACTACCGCAATAAAACCTACTATGATAAAGTCGTGGTCACAGGTTCAAGTCCTGTCATGGGTTTAGGCTCATGTAGCTCAGTTGGTAGAGCACGTAAATGTGATTCTGATATTAATCTTAAGGAGAAAATTATGAACTTGTACGAAGCTTTTAATAACACAGCATTAACTGAGAATGGCGCTATTACCCATCATAGCAGCTTGTCATCTTGCCTAGATTTCTTCTATGTTTCTGGGGCAAGCCGTGGTAAAGATATCAAATCAGACTTTGTGAAAGCTCTGGCTGAAAACAAAGACGTAGCTATTCGCACACTTCTATGGCTTCGCGATGCACGAGAAGGTGCTGGTGAGCGTCAACAGTTTAAAGACTTATTGAGTGTTCTTGTTGAACATCAAGATAAAGTATTGGAACAAATTATTCCGTTGATTCCTGAAATTGGACGTTGGGATGATTTGCTTATATTTGAAGGAACTAAGTTCCAACTACAAGCCTTTGATTTAATTTCTACAGGTTTGGCTGATAACAACGGCCTCTGTGCTAAATGGCTTCCACGTCAAGGTAACACAGCATCTGCTTTGCGCAAACACATGAAAATCAAAACACCTAAAGAATATCGTAAGATGTTGGTGGAGTTGACGAGTGTTGTTGAAACACAGATGTGTGCAAAGCAATGGGATCAAATTGATTTTGAAAAGATTCCGTCTGTAGCTGCCGCCCGTTATCAAAAAGCATTTGGTCGCAACGCTAAGAAAGAATACGAAGAATATAAAGCTAAACTTGAAACAGGTGAAGCTAAGATTAATGCTTCTGTTGTTTATCCTTACGATGTAGTTAAGTCTGTGGCGTATGGAGATGGAGTTGTTGCTTCGGCTCAGTGGAACGCCCTTCCTAACTATTTGGAGGACAGTACAGAACGTTTCCTCCCAATTGTGGACGTATCTGGCTCTATGAGTTGTAAAGCAGGTGGAGCTTCAAGTAAGTCAGAAACTACTTGCATGGATGTCGCTGTTTCATTGGGGTTGTATTTGTCAGAACGAAACATTGGTGTTCTTAAGAACGTCTTTATGACTTTCTCAGAACAACCTCAGTTAATCCGGTCTGAGGGTACATTGCAACAACGAGTTGCAGCTTTGAAGAAAGCGCCTTGGGGAATGAGTACAAACATTCAAGCAGTTTTTACGACCCTTCTTGGTGTAGCTAAACAGTATAGTGTTCCAGCAGATGAAATGCCCACAAAGCTTCTGATTGTTTCAGATATGCAGTTTAATAGCTGCATTCGTGATGGGAATCAAGTAACAGCCTATCAGGCATTCAAACAAGCTTATGAAGAATCAGGATATCAACTTCCACAGATTGTATTCTGGAATGTAAACTGCTCATCTGGTACAGTTCCAGTAACGAAAGGAACTGAGGGAACGGTATTGGTTAGTGGCTTTAGTCCAACTATTATGAAGAGCTTGTTGAGTGGGTCTATGACCCCAGAGTCTGTCATGATGGATGCTGTAATGAAAGACCGTTATAAGTTTTAAACAAGTGCAGTGGATTGGCAGAGAGGCCGATTGCAAAGGTTTGCTAAACCTTAGAGTGTAAAAGCTCCGTGTGTTCGAATCACACATCCACTGCCATATTCTCTGACAAGTGTTACGGTAGCATGCATCGTTTGGGACGATGTGGACGGTGTTCAATTCACCGGTTAGAGACCAATTATTGATCCTGAGCCATCTAGGTGAGGGCACTTGACTGTTAATCAAGATGAAGCAGCGTTCGAATCGCTGAGGATCAGCCAATTAAGCCCTTGAAGCATTGTGATGATGCAATTGCCTTGTAAGCAATAGAGTGAAGTTTGATTCTTTACTGGGGCACCATATATTCGCATAGCTCAATGGTAGAGTAGAAATCTTCTAAATTTCTGGTTACAGGTTCGACCCCTGTTGCGAATACATTGTAAAAGTTTCACCCACAATCACTAAGAGTAAGTCTAAAAAGATTGTGGTATTCACGCTGTCATTTCCTCTCCTAAGACAGCACTTAAAGACCTATTGTCCCTCTCTCCTCCAATAGGTCTTTCGAACACTTGCGGCGTTCTCTCCTTCGCTTAGTGAGTGTTCTTTCTTAAGCGTTCTTCTTCATTATGAATACTACAGGGCATAGCCGGTAAGTTCGCTTAAGAAATCACTTATTCATAGGAATAAATATTATGGCTACCAAGAATAAAAATCCTAGCCCAGCGACAAGATTCGACGGTCCAAAGTCGAATCGTAAGACCACTGGCGGAAACAGCAAACGAATCACTAAAAGCAAGCTTCGCATCCTAGAAGAACAGTTGCTTGAAATGAAAGATAAAGCTCTTGAGAATATCAAGAAGAGTATCAATGGTGAACAGATTGACACTGAACAGCTTGGCTCAAGTAAGTGGCTTGTCAATAGTATTGTGACAGTGAGTAAATCTGCTAATGCTGAAGAAATCTCTTACAATAAGCTCAAGTTTGAAGTTAAGGATTCTCTGGAAGCTGGTGAACAGACTCCATCTGAAATCAAAGCAGAATTAAAGCCTCGTTTGAGTCTGGTGTATACAGAACCTGATCAAGACGGAGATTAAAAGAATTTGTAGTGAGCCAGTGTGAAACGGTAGGCTTTAAATGGAGCGAGTACTCCCAGCTACAAACCTAACTAAGCTTCGGCTTGGTATCGGACTGCCTAGTCCACACCCGGAACCTCTGGCGGGGTTCCACCTATTCTAAACACCTCTAGCTTAAGGTAAAGCAGCCGGACTCATAATCTGGATGACTCAGGATCATTCCCTGTGGGGTGTACCAGTTATTATAGTCAATTATATTCTTTAGTATAATTGATTCATTTGAAAGCAGACGAGGCTGCCCCACTAAAAGCCTGTGTTGTCTGTCTACAGGCTATAATCCCTCAGAACAAGACACCTAAAATAAATACAATATAAGGTGTTGCAATGTCAGATACGATTGCAGATGTTATCTTAGATAACGTTAATTATCAGAATGTTAATGTCCTTTCAGGAATCCCTGTAGGAAGTAAAGTTCTTCTTCAGTTCAAGGGTAGCGGTAACGTAAGGGTACAGCTCAAACCTTTTCAGCCAGCAAGCTCTTCTGCCGATGGTCTTCAGTTAATCTCGTTTGAGATGTACATGATTGACCAGGGTGAATCAATCATTTGGGCAAAGGGCACAGGCCGTCTTTGCGTACAGGTGGCTTGATATGCCAGTACGTCCAGTTTTCCCCGGAGAAGGTAGCGAAACAGGTGCTGTAAATTCTGTGAATGGTGAGCAAGGTGACGTGATAATCACTGCTCAAGATTTGAATGCCCAGCCAGTATCTACAGTGCTAACGGATATTGCTTCTATAACAATGCCCGATAACAGCTTTTTACATACAGATGGATCAGGTAATTTTACTCCCTCTCTATGTATGCCAGCAGGTCTTGCTTGGTTATCCTATACTACTGTAGATCAGCAAAAAGATCATTTGGCATTAGCTGAAGTAGCAAGCTCTGGAGACTATAACGATTTAATCAACAAACCTGCATCAATTAGTGTGCCTACTAAGACCAGTGATCTTACTAATGACAGTGGATTTATCACTGCTGGTGCCATCCCTTCCCAAGTTAACTCTGATTGGAACAGTACATCGGGGAAGAGTCAAATTCTCAATAAGCCTATTTTGTTTTCGGGCTCTTATGCTGATTTGACAGGAAAACCTGTATTATTTAGTGGTAGTTACTTTGACCTTACAAACAAACCTGTTTTGTTTGATGGCACCTACGTATCACTTACAGGTAAGCCTACAACATTCACACCAGCAGCTCACACACATAGTATAACTGACGTGACAGGTTTGCAAACAAGTCTTGACTCAAAGCTTGGTGTTGGTGCTAGTATTCCCTACAGCAGTTTGACAGGTGCTCCTAGTATACCTGCCGCTCAAGTCAATAGTGATTGGACAGCAGTTAGCGGTGTTTCTCAGGTCTTAAACAAGCCTAATCTAGCAACCGTGGCTACCAGTGGCAGTTATGCTGATCTAACGAATAAGCCTACAATACCTTCGGTCAATTACCCAGTTACGTCGGTAAATACTAAGACTGGTGCAGTAGTATTAACTAACACCGATGTTGGAGCAGCAGCTTCTGTTCACACTCATACAATCAGTGACGTTACTGGCTTACAAAGTTCTCTTGACAGTAAAGCTAGTACAGCCGCTCTATCAGGATATGCCACTACAGGCGCTTTAGCTACAGCAACCACAGGCTTACGTAAAGTAGAAACTTTCCTTGGCACGACAGACACCAGTGGGAATTTTACCATTACCTTTGCAAATACTTACACAACGCCTCCAGATGTACAACCACAGATAATTGGTGGTACGTTCAATCAATCTGTAAGAGTTGTATCAGTAAGTAATACTGGTTGCGTAGTACAAGCAGCACAAAGAAACTTGGTAACATTACTTTCTGTAGAAGTTTTGTTAGGAGCTACAGTTAACCTTGTAGGTGCTTCTGTGACTGTTCAGGTTACACCAAGGGCTTAATAGTTTTACAAATGACCTTTGAAATATAGGGTCATTCAATAAAACTGTAAAATAGTTAAAATAAATATTCCAAAAGCTTGACTTCTGAGAAACTTTCGCGTAGTATCTCTTTTATGAATTGAATATTAACGGAGAGACTAAATGGCAACTCAACAAATTGTAGTGAGTTCAGCAAATCCTGTAGACTTTATTAAGCGTGTCGTTGAGCTTAGTAAACAAGGTGCTGTCCTTAAAGATAATACTTGTCCTCGACTTCGTACACTTCCTTTTATTGCTGAGTTTACTTTTGAACTTAGTGGTACAGAAGAGTTGAAGACTAGCCCTGGTGTGAATGCTATCCCTGTAGCGCTTAGTGAGAAGGTTTACACTAAAGAGCAGCTTGAAGCTATGCCTATCGAGGATATGCGCCCTATTGTAGCTAGTCGAGGTGTTAAGGGCAGGGATAAGGGTAAAATGATTAAGCAATATCTTTCTGCTGTAGAAAGTGGTAAGAATGTTGACGAGTCTTCGGGAGAAGACGAATAAAGAGTTTGCTGTTTGCAGCAACATGAGGCCCGTCGGGATGACGCCCTCACCTATTCAGGACACGTTGTGAAACGCTCCTATACTCATGTCTTGCCGAGAGGCACACAGTTATCTTAGTTTGATAAGAGGCTAATACATGAATGAAGTATTACTTACCCACGAGTATTTAAAAGAAGCTTTAACTTATAATCCAGAAACTGGAAAGTTTACTTGGAGGTTGGATAGACCAGATTCACACTTCAAAGATTGGAGAGGTAAGAATGGCTTCTATAGTAATATTAGTCCTTCCTTAGAGGCGGGATCAGTATCAAGAGTGACCAAGAGAAATCCTTCACCATATATTGTAATCGGCCTTTGTGGAAAGCTTTATAAAGCCCACCGCCTTGCCTGGTTTTATGTAAACGGTGAATGGCCGTCCGAAGATATTGATCATATTGATTTAAATACTCAAAATAACGCAATATCTAATTTACAACTTAGTATTGATAAACTTAACCACAGAAACCGTTCCAAATACAGTAATAATTCTTCTGGAGTTGTTGGTGTATCTTTCCATAAAAAGACTGGTAAATGGCAAGCTGAAGGTCAAGAAATTGTTGACGGTAAGAGAGTCAGACACTATTTAGGTCTATTTAAAAATCTAGAAGATGCAGCAAATGCTCGAAGAGATTGGGAAGTCGCGTACGGATATTCTGAAAATCATGGTAAAGAAATTTCCAGATGACAGATATGGATTATAGTTTCCAGCCAGCTTCGCGAAAGCAAAGCTGGTTCTTGGCTAGCAATAGTAATATCATTGTATATGGTGGTGAACTTAGCGCCTCCATTTAAAACCCCTCTAATTCGGTGAAACCCAAACGTAAAGACGTGGGTAATACCGAGCGAAGACTTATTTATAAGTAACGTGTAGAGACTAACGCTGATGAATGTAAGCGAGTAGGTTGCAAGTGCAATCGAAACGGGGGGCTACGAAAGTAGAAGATATAGTCCGATCCTTTGCGAAAGCGAAGAGAGTTTAACGAACTCTATAACTAAAAGGCTATGGGTGGTGGCAAGTCCTATTGTGGTTTGCTACGACATCTCCGCTGGGTTGACGATCCTCAGTATCGTGGATTCATTATCCGTAAAAACCAAACAACTTTGATGAAAGCTTCTGGTTTGTTTGACGAAGCTACCAGCTTATATAAAGCGTTTGATCCTAAAGTAAAAATTAACAAAAAGGCTATGACCTTTACGTTCCCAAGTGGTGCCATTATTGCCATGTCTCACTTGGAAACTGACGAAGATGCAGAGAAATTTCGTGGCCTCCAAATTTCCGGGGCGATGATAGATGAAGCCACTCAGATAACCGAAGACCATACTCTGGTTGTATTATCTCGGCTGCGTTCTAAAGCAAAGATGGTTCCCAATCTTTTCCTGACTTGTAACCCTTCACCTGATTCTTTTTTGAGACGTTGGATTGATTGGTGGATTATTCCAAAAGGAGAAGAAAACGAAGGTCGGCCCGACCCCGAACGGGATGGTAAAGTTCGTTGGTTTATTCGAATCGCTGGTGACATGATTTGGGCAGACACAAAAGAGGAACTCCTGGAAATATATGGCAACAGAGACGGTGAAGGTAATATTTTACCGGACACAGATGAAAAACAACATTGTCGTCCACTGTCCCTACAGTTTATTTCAGCCACAATCTACGATAATCCGCCACTTATTAAATCCAACCCCGGATATCTTGCAAACCTTCAAGGTCTCAAGCGCGTAAAAAAGGAGCGCGACCTTTACGGGAACTGGGATATTCGTGAGGATGCCGCAGGATTTTGGAAAGCGGAGTGGCTGGGTGAGCCCGTAAATGAATATGATTTAAATATTGTTCAATATTGTCGTGCATGGGATATTGCCGGAAGTTTACCTTGTGAAGCGTTGCCAAATCCTGACTGGACTGCTGGCGTTTTAATGGGTAAAACAAAAGAAGGTCTATATATCATTCTAGATGTTGTTCGATTTAGGGCAAGATTTGGAGAGGTAATGCAGCGCATTGTAGAGACGGGCTTAGATGACCCCGATGGTACTCAAATCATTATTCCACAAGAGCCGGGCCAGGCAGGTAAAGCTGCTGGACAAATGATGATTAAAGAACTTATTTCTGAAGGTCTTTTCGCAAGAATGCGCCCGTCTAATAAGTCTAAGGTTGTACGGTTTCAACCAGTAGTTTCGGCATCGGAAGCGGGTCTTGTTCGTTATGTTCGCGGTGCATGGAATGATGCTTATTTCTCAGAGATGGAAGGCTTCGATGGAACCCGCGCTGTGAAGGATGACCAAGTTGATGCAACTAGTGACTCATTCATTACATTAGCACAGAAAATCCATATTGGTAATTTTCTTGGTGGTTTAGTAACTGCTGACCTCTCAACTAAAAATCCATTTAATCGCTAAGGAGCTTTCATGGCTGAAGAAAATACAGAAACCCTTAGTATGGGTGAAAATACACCCATTAGATTGAAGTTGGGGGAGACAGGTTACAACGCACTCAAAGTTGCCGGAGGCGTCCTGTTTGAAGAGTGCGCATGGGAACTACGCTGGCCTCATGCCGTACAAACGTTTAAGAAAATGTCAAAAGATGGCACTATCTCTCCAGCATTAAATCTAGTTGAGATGATGATTGCTCGTGTCCCTTGGACTGTAAAAATCCCCGAAGGTTATGAGGAAGAATTAAAATCAAAAGCAAATTTCCTCTCCCAATGTAAAGAGGACATGGACCATTCTTGGAATCAGTTTATAAAGGAAGTTGTAAGCTTTAATAGATATGGTTTTGATATTCAAGAAAAAGTCTACCGCCGCAGATTTAAATCAAACGGATCTAAGTATGATGATGGTTTAATTGGTATCAAAAAGCTTCCTCAACGTTCTCAAGATTCCGTAGTTGGATGGGAATGGGAAAATGATGGCCGTGATCTTTCTGCTGTCTGGCAAGCAGTTGTAAAACCAACAGGACTTGAACAATCAACTTATTTTGGCCAAGACTCTATTTATGGAGACAAGGTAAAAATTCCTCGCAAGAAGTTTTTATTGTTTCGTGCGGGCAGTCAGAAAGATGATCCAACAGGCCAAAGCCCCTTAGTAGGTGCATGGGAGTCTTGGAAGTATAAGAAGGCTTTTGAAGAGTCTGAGGCGATTGGTGTATCACAAGATATGCAAGGTTTCAAGGTATTATACCTACCTCCTCGTTATATGGACCCTAACGCTTCTCCTGAAGACAAGGCTGTATACGAATACTACAAGAAAATGATGCGAAATGCTGCTGTAGCGGAGCAATCAGGTTTTATTCTCCCAATGGTACAGAATGCAGACGGAAATAAAGAGTTTTCGTTTGATATTGTATCTGTTACAGGACAAAAAGCTTTTGATACCAGTGCAATCATTTCCCGGTATGCGCAAGAGATTTTGACATGTTTGTTTGCTGATTTCTTGAGTCTAGGTAATAACGGGTCTGGTTCGTTCTCTCTTGCAGAGAGCAAAGTCTCTGTTGCAGAGATGGCTATTGAAGCAAAGCTAATTGAGATTAAAGATCAATTGAACCACGATCTAATTCCTCAGTTGTTTGCTTTAAACGGCTGGGACACAACAGTTACTCCATACTTTGATTTTGGTAAGTTAGCTCAACAAGATCTAGACGTTCTTTCCAAGTTCATCCAACGCGTAGCCTCTGTTGGTCTAATGTCTCAAGACGCTGACACTATCAACTGGATTGCTGATCAGGCTGGGATGCCAACACCATTCTATGGAACAGAGGATATGGAAGAAGTAAGAGAAAAACTTACAACGTATTCTTCTGGTGCTGGAGAAGGAATGACAACAGCCGGTGAAGGGACATCAACTAGCCCAATAGGAGGAGATGATGCCTCTGTTGGTAATAATGAAAATACATAGGGAGTCCATTAATGGCTCATGAACTCATTAGACTCCGGTCTAAGTTGTTCGACACTCCTCTCCTAGTGGACTCTAAAAGTTTTGAATCTATTCTTAACTATGTAGATAAACGTTGTGAAGGGGCTGTTGACGTTACTCCAAAGGCTGACAATGAATTTTCAATGTATAGCACTTTGCACTACGCCGAATCAAACCTGGGTGTTATCCACATTTCAGGCCCATTGACTAATAAGTCAACTGGATGGGAAGCTTTTTGTGGCGGCACTTCATACGAGAGTATCAAGGAAGACTTTGAGGCGCTGCTTGAGGCTGGTACTAAGACTGTAGCTTTTATGGTCGAGTCTGGTGGTGGCGAAGCTTACGGTATGATGGATACTGGTAATTATCTGCGTAAATTGGCAGATGACAACGGTGTAAAAATCATCTCATATGTAGACGGGCTGTCCGCTAGTGCCGCCTATGGCCTCACCGCAATCTCTGACGAAATCATCTCCAATAAGAACTCTGAAATCGGCTCTATTGGTGTTTTGATTCGTTTGATGAATGACTCTAAAGCTCTTGAGATGAAAGGTTACGAGCGTTCATTTATCTCAGCAGGAACTGAGAAGATTCCATTCGCAGAAGATGGATCTTTCCGTAAAGAGTTCTTGGATGATCTTCAATACAAAGTAGATGCTCTCTACAAAGATTTCACTGAATATGTTGCAGAACATCGCAAAATGACAGTGGAAGCAGTTAGGAATACTCAAGCAAACACCTTCCTTGCAGAAGATGCAATTGCTTTGGGCCTAGCTGATAAGGTAATGACTCAAGAAGATTTTTATTCTTACCTGTCGGGCCAAGCCCAAAATAATAAAGAAGGAAGTTCGATGAGTAATCGTATCTTTAAATTTAGTAAAAACAACACTGAGGAAACTCTTGAAATGACCCAACTTGCTGAATTGCAATCGCAACTCACTGCTGCAAATGAGCAACTTGCAGAGTTCTCCTCTGTAAAACAAGCTCTCGCTACGTTGCAGACTAACTTCACCGATCAGACTACAAAATTGAGCGAAGCTCTTGGAAAAGTAGCTCAGATGGAATCTGAAAAAGTTGAAGCTAAACTGTCAGCCCGGAAAGAAAAATTGTCTGCTGTTAAACAAGAAGCTTTGCTGACATCGTTGTCTGCTTTGGATGATGCATCATTTGAAGCTGTTGTAGCTGGCTTTAAAGCACAAGCTGAAGTAATCGACCACTCCGCTTTGATGTCAGAAGTTGGTGGTCAGGGTAAAGAAGTAGTGCCAGAAAAACCTCAAGGTGAAAACCTCACCGCTCAACTCTTGAAAAATCAATTCCAAAAAGGTGCTAAATAATGCCCATCGTAGTTCGTGGTTTTACCCAACTGTCCGACCTTGTAGTTCATGAACGTGATCCTAGTGTTGGTTATGCCCGTGAAGTTGTCTTTGTTGACGTAGCTGCTGATACTCCTGTTGTAATGGGTATGGTTGCTTATCGTGCAAAAGCTGCAACTGACACTGCTTACACTCTTCTGTCTGCTGCTGCACAGCTTGTTGCTACTAACGAATTCATCGTTCTGTTTGGTGACGAATATTGCGCTAAGCCACAAGGCTTCACTTTGCTGGCTGCTGAAACTACCGACAATGCTGTTGGTTATGTCCGTGACAACGTAATCCTGAAAGATTACCCAGTACGTCAGGCCACTTCTGGTTTCCTGAACACCACTCAATTCGAAGGTCTGCGTCACTTGCTCAAAGAGCAGGGCGTCATTCTTGAACTTACTGTTTAATCTGGAGCTTAAATAACTATGCCACTTTCTTATAATCCTACGGACTTCAACCGCGTAGTAGACCTGTCCGAAGATATCATGATCGTCCCCAACTCTTGGGGTCTGTTCAACCAATTGGGTATCTTCGACACTGAACGTAAAACCCAAAAGACTGTTCTGGTTCCTCGTACCACTTGGAACGAAGGTTTGATCCCAGACCGTAACTGGGATGAACGTAACAACGCTTCCCGTGGCCCAACTCGTAGCTATCTGACTGCTTCTATTCCTCACTTCCCTTTGGATGATGCAATTACTCCAAATGATGTTGACGGTGTTGTTGCTTGGGATAACGTTTTCGCTGGTATCCAAACTGAAACTGTTGCTGGTACTCGTGCCCGTAAAATGCAACAAATGCGTATGAACCACGCTGTGACTCTTGAGGCTGCTCGTGCTCAACTGATCACCACTGGTTCCGTATATGCTCCAAGTGGTACTCTGCGTCAATCTTACGGTGCTACCATTAACTGGTACAACGAGTTTGGTGTTACCCGTACTGAATTGACCATGCCTTTGAACAGTCTCGCTACCGATCCTCTGGAAAGTGTTGAGCCTATCATTGCTGGTGTTCAAGATGGTATTCAGTCTGGTCAGGTTGTTGAAGGTATGATTGCTGTCTGCTCACCTTCTTTCTTCAATGCACTGATCACCCATCCTTTCGTAGTAGATGCTTACAAATACTACGCTCGTGATCGTGGTGCTGACGTTCTGACTGGTCGTCTAACTGCTAACGTGTATGGTCTGGATGCTCGTTATCGCACCTTTAGCTATGGTGGTATTCTGTGGATCGAATATCGTGGTAGCTACACCGATCGTGTAACTGGTGCAACTGTTCCTTACATCCCAGCTGGTGATGCGTATGTGTTCCCACAAGTGGCTGCTGCTGCACTGTTCAAAACTTATTTTGCCCCGGCAAACCGTTTTGCAACTGTTAACCAAACTGCCCAAGAAGCTTACTGGTTTGAATACATGAACGAGAAAGACGATTTCATTGAAATCATGTCTGAATCTAACTTCATGAACGCTGTACTGCGTCCTCAAGCCCTGGTTCGCGTAAGTATCGCTGCCTAAATCTGAATGGGGCTGAAAAGCCCCTTCTTTGGAGATATAAATATGGCTGTTACCCCAACAGTTGGTGCAGGTTATATTGAGGCAGTTAATTCTATTGCTGCTCAAGTAAATTCTGGCGCTGGTGTTCCTGTTGCAACTACTACTGTCAATGGCACTGTAAAGAAGGCTGCAACTCAAGCTAACTTCGCGGGTGCTGATACAGCAGCCCTTATTGTGGAGTTGAATGCTTTTCTAGCTAAACTTAAGACTGCTGGTATTGTCGCTTAAAAACCGGGCAGCTAGTCTGCCCTCCTTACTTTTAAAGGAGTGGCTATGGCCTTAACGCCCATTCAACAAGTTAGAATTTTGATCGGTGATGTCCCCACATCGCCCTTCTATCAGCTGTTCACTGACGATGAAATACAATTCTTTCTAGATCAGAATAATGGAAATGTTCAATTAGCTGCAAGGATGGCTGCAATTTCTGCAAGCTTTCAATTGGCTGGTTGGAGTACAAGAGAGCGTACTGGTGATATTGAAGTGTGGTCATCTCTCTCTACTCAATATTTAAAAGCTCTTGGTAATCTAATTGACAACCCAATTGTTAATCTGCCTAATGGAATGATGCCTTGGGCTGGTGGGATTAGTTGGTCAGATGTTTGTGCCAATAACCATAACTCGGACAATGTTCGTCCTAAACTTACACAAATTAAAACTTGTGATTGTGATGACAGATGTGGTTGCGGATGTGGAGATAGTTTTGGTGTTCAATTTATTGTGATTCCTTAAGGAGTTGAAATGTTAAGACCTCAATTCCTTTTGACACACAAGATTCCATTAACAATCTTTCGTAAATCTGAAGGCTCTTATGTTAATGGTAGGTGGGTAGAAGGATCTACTTCTGAAATAGTTTTGCAGGTCAATATCCAGCCACTTAAGCCTTATGAAATCCTAATGCTTCCAGAAGCTGATAGAACAAGAGCTTGGGTCAAATTCTACTCTGCTGATTACGCTCGTACTCTCAAGGAAGGGACTGGTGGCTGGTCTGCAGATGAATTCATTTGGAAGAATGACCGTTATAAAATCATGAAGGTTGATGATTGGACCAACGGAATGGGAATTTTGGAGCATGTGAAAATTCAAGCTGCAAGGATAGAACTTACCCCAGATGCACCATCGACATAAGGAGTATCTATGGCGTTTACATTAAAAGTAGATACTTCTGTGTGGGATAAGATGAAAAAGGATCTTCTCAAAGCTTCTGGTCAAGAGCTTCAGGTTGGAATTGTAGAGCCTGTAAATTATGGTTCTGATAATGACAACTTAGCTGTAGCACAAGTGTGGCAGTGGCAAGAAGAAGGATTACCAGCTAAGAATATCCCCACCCGCCCAGCTATTCGTGTTGGGTTTATGGCGCCCATCAAAAAAGGCTCGTATGATAATTATTTCATCGAGAGTATACAGAGAATTGCCGAAGGAAAAAGCACCTTTAAGCAAGAGTATGTAAGATTAGGTATGGTGGCTAAGGTTGGCCTTAAAGACGCCGTAGAGAAGTGGGATTCTCCTAGAAATAGTCCTGTTACAGTTGCACTTAAAGGGTTTGATAATCCACTTATTGATAGTGGACTTCTGTATGACTCTATTGATTTTAAAGTAGATAAAAGGACTTCCCCCTAATGTCAATTTATAGTGATGTTAGTGACGGCCTTATTGAGGCTGCAACTACAGCCTTATCTGAATTTACAAACCCTCTTGTGATACTCTCTCATCAAAATGGGACAGAACCTTCAAAAAGTTATTGTGCTATTAACATACTGAGTATAGAACAGCAAGGGCATCATAGTACCTCAGTACTTACAAACACCAATGAACAGCTGACTATACAAGCTTTCTATGAATGCCTTGTTCAATTTAGTTTTATTGGTTCTGAGTCTGGTGATATGGCTCAAAGTTTTATTCAAAGGATTAATCAAAACCCTTTAGCTTTAGAAACTCTTAAAAAGAATAATCTTGGTGTTATGCGTAAAAGTCAAATACGTAGAGCACCACAAAAAAGAGATACTAAGTGGGTTGAATATCATAATATTGACGTAACATTCAATTATGTTGTTAATACACAGCAAGTGGTTGATGTAGTAGAAGCAGTAGTAATTGGGGATAACATATCTGTTCCACCCCTTATCTTCTCAGTGCCTCCTGGCATTATTTATCCGTAGTGGAAACACTGCCCCAATTATAGGAATAAAATATGAGTGAACTGGATGATGTAGTCAGGGTTGTCATTTATGATGAATCCACAGCTATCAGTACAGCTTCTTTTCAATACCCCCTGATTCTAAATACGTTTACAAATTTCTCTGAAAGGTCTAGAACATACACGAGTATTGCAGCAGTAGGTGCAGATTTTGCATCAACTAGCAATACTTACCGTATGGCAGCAAAACTTTTTGGGCAGACTAGCGTTCTAGGTGCTCCACCTCCAGCAGTAATTGTTGGTCGTAGACAAGTTGACACTGTTAATGGTAGTGTTACTGTAACAAATAATACAGTGTATACTATTACGATTAATGATACAGCTCACAGTTTTACTTCTGACGCTTCGGCTACAGCAATTGAAATCGTTGCTGGTTTAGACACCGCTGTAGGTACTCCAACTGGAATTAATTTTACCGACAACTTGGATGGCACTTTTACTGTAGCCCCAACTACACCAGGTAGTGCTTGGAGTGTAAAATCTTCCCCTAATATTTCCTTGGTAAATGTTGCTCCTACAGAAGATTGGGTTGAAGCTCTTGAGGCCGTGGAACAAGATAACGATACTTGGTATCTCCTCCTTTCAGAAACGCAAGTAGAAGCAGAGCAAGAAGCTCTTTCTGATGCAATTCAAGCTCGTGAGAAGATCTACGGTCTTTCTTCAGCTGATGTTGTGGCCCCTACAGCCGGAACAACTGATATCGGTGCTAAACTTAATGCTAAATCTGCTGGTCGTACTTTTGGTGTGTATTTACCAACAGCAGCTACAGAATTTCCAGAAGCGGCTTGGGCTGGGTCTCAACTCGCTGTTACTCCAGGTGCCAATGATTGGGATTTCAAAAGGGCTAATGGTGTAACTGTAAGCAAACTTTCCGGTACTCAGATTACCAATCTTAAAGATAAATCATGGAACTACTACATTGCCAAAGGTGGTGTAAATGTTTTCATGAATGGTGATATGTTTGACGGAAAACCGATCGATGTTCAAATTGGCAAAGACTGGCTGAAAGCTCGTTTACAAGAAGGTATCTATTTCCGTATTATTAACAGCCTAAAAATTCCAATGACAGACCCAGGTCTTATTGTTGTTGAGAATGAAATCCGTGCTGTTCTTTCACAAGCGGAAGCCAATGGCCTCATTGATCGTGGTTGGACTGTTCAGACACCCCCTGTCCTGTCTATTAGTCCTACTCTACGTGCACAACGTGCAGCGGGTGTTTTCGTAATCCGTGCTCGCCTACAAGGCAGTGTGCGTTTTGTGGATATTGAATTTTACCTGTCTGTATAAATAGGATAATTATAAATGTCTGACACAGGAATTGGCAATTATTTGCCGGATGATTTTACAATCATCCTAAGTAAAGGTGATTTTATTCACCGAGTAACAGGTTTTGCAGATGGCACTTTCATCTCTATGGATCGAATTGTCCCAACATCAGAGCCTTATCAAGGTGTAGGTGATAATGCTTTTGGTCGAGTAAAGCGTCGTGTTACAGCGATGAATGTTACTGTAACACTCCATCAGTATTCACCATCAAATACTGTCCTTCAAGCACTTCAGAATGCTGACGCAAACAACCCAGGCAATGACTGGGTGTTCTCTTGCACTATGAAAGATTTGAGTGGGCAGACTGTAGTATCTTCAAGCAATGCTATCATTGCAGCGCCTGCGAATGCTTCTTTTAGCTCGACTACAGAAACTCGTGATTGGAATATCTACATGTTTGGTAGTGACCTGTTCATTGGTGGTAATATGCTTCTTAGTGCAGCAGATGTTGCAGCAGTTAACGCCGTTGGTGGTACTGTAGAAGCTCGTTGGCAGCTGGGTAATCAGTAATAGATATGGGGGATTAATCTCCCCCTTTCTTATTTTAAGGAAAGGGTATGGCAGATATCTTCAATTACTGTCCCGATGAAGTTTCTTGCTTAATAGGTGGTATCCTCCCTGTAAGCGGGTTTATTGATGGGACATTCATAAGTGTCACAAAAGACCTAGTACCCTTTTCATCAGGCAGGACAGCTGATGGAATGGTAGGAAGAATTTACAACAATGACCAAACTTATACGATTACATTGACACTACATTGTGGCTCTCCTTCCAATGATGTTTTGACTAAGTTCTGGCAGTTAGACGAAATCAGTCAAAAAGGGAAATTTAGTTTATTTGTGAAAGATAGATCTGGCTCTGACTTATTATTCTCCACCAACACTTGGATCGAAGGATTACCTACGATGAGTAAGAGTAGTGGCATAGATACAAGGACATGGGTACTAAGGTCGTCTCAAGCCATAATCAACTATGGTAGCAATTCTAGCGAAGAAAGTCTTGTTCAAGATCTTGTAAACTTGGCAATTGGAGCATTACCGGCACTGCAAGGAATAATTTAGTTGACATTTTTAAGTTTTTCTTGTAAAATCCCTAAATCACAATAAAGGGATTATCCATGGACTTAGAAAAACTTTTGGACTCGAATTTTGAGTTATGCAAAGACTCTTTAGTTGGCGACTGTTTTGGCCCACATAACCAACTGGAGATTGTAGGGTGGACTGGTAAACAAGGTACTAAAAAGTTTTACATAGCTAAATGTCATATTTGCTCAAAAGATCCTGAATTATTTGGGCAGGGTTATTTTAGAATAATTAAGTCTGAAATTAGCAAAGGTACACTACCTTGTGGTTGCAGTAGAATCCCCAAGTGGTCAAAAGACCAACATTCTGTCCTGTGTTCAAGAAAGGCTACTGAAATTGGAGTGGTTTTTATTGGCTTTATTGGTGAGTTTAAAGGTGCTAAAACTAAGTGCTTACTAAGTTGTCCTGAACACGGTCAATACGAAGTCAACAAAATCAGTTATTTAGTTAATCGTAACTATAAAGGATGTTCAGATTGTAAATCCGAGCTGACCTCAAAACGGTTAACTAAGCCTGATATAGATATGATTAAATCTTTTATGAGACTTGGAGTTTTTCATCCAGAAACTAAATTCTGGAGAAGTGATAGACTCAACTCTTATGGATACAAAACATACTGGAAAATGTTTTGCCCCGTGTGCAATGAAGAGGCAGAATCTTATACAGGATCTTTACAAAATGGTTGTCTGCCCTGCGCTTGTAGGAAAACAAACTCTAATAAGGCGTATATAACAGGGATTTATGATTCTTTAAATATAATTGCTGTTAAGTTTGGCGTTGCCAGAAGTCCAGTACGTAGACTAAAAGAGCAGAGTTCCAAAACAGTGTACACGTTAAGAACACTTGGTATATGGGAATTTCCTAATGAGGCTATGTGCTTGATGGCCGAAAGGGAATGTAAAAATAGGATTGACTGCTCAGTATTACCAAAGGAAGAAATCATGGACGGTTATACCGAAACTTCTTATTTCAGTAATATAGATGTAATTGTTTCGATTTATGAAGAGTTCGGCGGGCTACAAATATGAAGGAACCCCGTAATGGCTAATAGTTTTACAGTAACAACTTACTCACCAAAAGATGTACAGCTAATTATTGGTGGATATACTGTAGTCGGCTGGGAAAGTATTTCTATCTCTAGAAGCGCAAAAGGGTTTACAGTAATAAGGGGTATTCGGGGTAAGCATACAAGAGTCCTTAATGTGGACAGCTCTTGCACAATCACAATACCACTTATTCAATTTTCCCCTAGTAATGATGTACTATCTTATATTCATGAATTAGATTTAGAGGAAGGTACAGCACGTATTTCTCTTACTTTAAAAGACAGATCAGGTGCTAGTGTATATTCGTCTAATGAAGCCTATATCGTAGGATACCCTACAGCCACGTATTCTGGACAGTTTGAATATCGGAATTGGGAGATATTTTGTCAAACCACCGATACTTATACAGTTGCTGGTAATACAAGACCATCTACTAGCATCTTTGACAGTATTGTTAATGAAGCTAGTGATTTTGTAAACAATTTAATCTGAGATAAAATAAATGGCAGCTCCACAATTTGAACTACCCGAACAAACTACTATTACTCTAGATGACATTGAGTACCTTGTGCAGGCAATGCCTGCCACAGAAGGTTTGAAATTCCTAGAGAAGCACCAAGAAGCAATTGATAGTGGTAAAGCAGATTTGAGTCAGATGAAACAAATCATCTGTAAATATGTATCCAAGAATAATCGTACGATTACAGCAGAGACTTTTGACTCTGCCTTTTCTCGTAAATATGGACATTTACAAAAGCTCTATCAAGAAGTTCTCATGTATAACTTTGCCGATGTTTTTCAACAGCCCGATTCAGAAGAGTAAGATCTGGATCGGGAGATAGAAAACCCCCTACACCTTTAGAGAAGAATATCGATGAGACATTCTCTCAGTCCTGGCAGATTTATAGAATAGCGATGCACGAAAAAGGCGGGCTTGAAATAGCCGCACAGATGGATAGCAAGTATTCTACTAGGCAGCTTTATAAAATGTTAGAACTGCTCGATGTTTATGATTCACTTCAAGATCAATTTGCAGAACAACAAAAAGCAAAGAAACCTAAAAATAAATAACGGAGTAATGAACATTGCAAATTAGTAAATACTTCGCTAGTCTAGGTTTTGATATTGATAAAGCGTCTGTTAAAAGAGTAGATAAGGTACTTAACAGACTTGAAGCAAGACTTAAGTCTTTTGGTAATATTGCCAATAAACCTATTACTCTTTCATTGGGTAAATTTGATGTTGACCAAAGACGCTTAAACTTAGCTCTTGGTACAGCACTAGATATCGCCTCTGCTAGAACTACTTTCCAAATCTCAAGGTTTGTTGTTGACCAAGCCCATTTGAATAGGGCCATGACTGCTGCAACGACACAAGCCAGTCGTGTAGCAAGTCAATCAGCTACAATTAGGCCTAACGTACACGCACAAGGCGCTGGTGTCACTGGAAGACATGCTGCTGTTGCTGGAGGGATTGCGGGAGGGATTTCTAGACTATATGGACCAGCACTGGCCCTAGGTCTGGGCGGTTATGGCCTCGGTGCCCTGAATCAAAGAAACCAACAAGTAGTGAGTGCGCAACTTCAGTCACAGGCTGTAGTTCAGCAGGCCGGTGGTACAGCTGAACAGGGAAATCAATCATTCGAATGGCTCCGTAAAGAAGGTCAGCGTATTGGCTTTAATTACTTAGACGCTTCTCCTGACTACAATAAACTTTTGTCAGGCCTCACAGGCGCTGGTATGAGCGTACAACAAGGTCAAGGAGTTTTCAAAGGTTTCTCTGAGTTATCCCGTGTAAATAAATTAGACAGAACAGCCCAGAATCGTGTATATAGAGCACTAAGTCAAGTTGCTGGTAAGAACCAGTTGATGAGCGAAGAGTTAACAGGCCAGCTGGCAGAAAGTCTGCCGGGTGCTGTAAGCATTTTCGCCGAAGCCTATCAAAATAAATTAAAGGCAACAGGTGCTGGCGGTGGTAAGACAGGTCAGGCTGCAATCACTGAACTGTTAGCCGCTATGAAAGACAGGAAAGTCAAGGGGGATATCCTTACTTATGCTGGAGATGTAGCATCTCAAAGGGCAGCACCGGGTTTAGCTTCAGCATCTCAAGCATCTCAAGCAGAGCAAGCAAGATATCAGAATAGACTTACAGATCTTGCTGTAATTGCTTCAAGTTCTGGCGTTGAAGAGGGTTTTGCTAGGATATTTAGAACCCTTTCAGCAGGTTTAAGTGAGAGTGGAGGTTTGGTAAGGACTCTGTCGGAAGGCTTCAACGAGGCTACCAAATTTGCTGATGACTTACTTCTTTTCCCTCAATCTTTCATCAGGGCTCTTGAAGGCAAAGACAGTCTTGTAGCAGATTGGCTGGGTATTGATAAAACATCACAACTAATTTCTGATTGGAAAACAATTCAAAGCATTTTTACAAGTATAGGTACAATTAAGTTCGACTTCTTACCCACACTAGAAGCTACAGCTCGTGAAATTGCGATGATTATGAATCAGATTGCAGAGTTTCAGAAGTGGAAGAATAATTTAATTGCCTCACCAAATCAAGAGCAAGATGTAAGTTTCATTGACAGACCTATTACAGCAACTTACCAAACTCTTGGAAAATTCTTTGGTGGTGCTAGTGATGCTTTTGGAAGAGCTACAGAGAGAGGGAACGCCGTTTACGATAATCCTGACTCTGCTTTCTATAAAAATCCTTCAGATTATGATGACAACCTGAAAAACATGTTGGCAGATCTTGCAAACCAACAAAAATCTCAGCCTTTAACTACTTCAGTAAGTTTGCAGATTAGTATTGACCCTATCACTATGGCAAATATGGATGTTGCAGCTCAAGCTGAAGACCTTGGTAATAGGCTTGTAACCATGTTTGAACAGGTTAACGTAAATTTCCCAGTAGGAGAATAATATGTCTTTAGCCCTACGTTGGGGGAATGATAATGAGGAAGGTGGTGGCTTTATCTATATGGACTCTGTCACCGCCTACACTCAAAATTATTCAGGTAAAGTTACATCACATCCTGTAGATGGTGGTGCTAATATTTCTGATCACTTTGTTAAAGATAACAATAAGATTACTATTAGTGCTATTATTACGGGTGTGGATATTTCTACAGGAACTTACCTTATTCAAGATTTGGTTGGCAATGCACCTTTTAATAGTCAGGAAGCTCCTACTGCTGTCTCAGTTAACTCCACTGATCAAAGCGTACTTAAAAAGTTTATCCCTGATAGCATCGGACAATTTCTATCCGATAGTACACCAGAAGTTGTGGTTGATAGTAGACGTACAGACTTACTTGAACAAATTAGACAAGCATTAGTTGACTTGACTTCTGGTGTACTATTTAATGAAAAGACTGGACAATTTGACCCTAATATTCAAATTGTAAGGTTGTTCGAATACGATAAGACATTACTCCGTAAAGTTATTAATAACTTAGTGATGACTAATCTTATCTTCAAGGAAGATCCTAATACGGGTTATGGTTTGTATTGTGATATGACTTTTGAGCAGATCACTTTTGCTTTCTTGAAGAAGACAACGATCCCTAAAGATATTACAAACTCTTTGAAAAAGAAAGCTTCAGATAAGTCTTCTAAAGGTAAACAAGATAGCACCCCACAAAATGTTGATGGTGCTGACGCAGGAAGTAATGCCCCTAAAGACACAGACCCATTAAGGCAGGCAAGAGAAAATGGTTGATAAATATATTTCATTGCCCTTGTTTGCTGATCCTTACTACTCTTATCCAATTGCTTTGCAAGGTAGCTCTTATATTCTGGAGTTTATCTATAATGAGAGAACTCAACTCTATTCATTAAGCCTTTTTGATTCTGAGAGTAATCCAATTGTTGTTGGTGAGGCTTTAGTTCCAAACTATCCTATATTTAAAGACTATGCTATCTTTCCTCTTACAGGATTCTTTTGGATGGAGGAGAAGGCGGATATTATTTCAGAACCTTATAAAGCCTATCCAGATTCTTTAGATCAGTACTACAATCTCTATTATCTGTATTCAGAGTAAATTAAATGGACCTAAATCTAAGACAATCAAATCGTCAATATGAGCTAATCATAGGTGACTACCAAACTGGTGATGGTCTTAGGATTACAGATCTTCAGGTTCAGTTTGATATCAGTAAAAGTACAGACAATAAGAAACGTACTAACTCGGCATCTATTGAAGTTACAAACCTATCAATAGAACACCTTAAAGTTTTGGATACAGATTATCCAGCTGCTGTGTTTTCTGCTGGATACCTAGACACTGGTGGGCCAAAGAGATTATTTGGTGGTCAAGTTACTCACGTAAGTACACGTAAATCTGGGACTGATAGAGTTACCCAGATCACTCTTGGAGCAGGTTATACTGAGATTAATCACCAAGTTTTGTCTAGTATTGTTGCTCCGGGGCAAACTGTGAGAGAGGTTGCTGAGACCTTGAGACAAGCACTTCCGGGTGTCTCTCGTGGTGTTTATAATGGCACTAACCTAAATAATGAAATTCTCTATGGATACCCTCTGATGGGTACTCCTAAAGAAATGTTGGACGAGCTATCGAATAAATATGCCTTAGATTGGCAAATTGATGATGATACTCTCTATGTGCACAACAATGACAGAGCTACAACTGAAAACTTCCAAGAAGCATATGTAATATCTAAATATACAGGCCTGGTAGATAGTGCCTATAGGGTGTCTGGTGACAGACAAAGGTCTAAAAAAGATAAAGCTAAAAAACCCGGTATTCAGATGAAGATTTTGCTCAATCCTGATATTAAGGCTGGAGATATTATTCGTCTTGAAGACACCTTAATTACTGGGTGGCTTAGGGTTGACTCGCTCAGACACACAGGTGGTTGGAGAAGTCCAGGCTGGTACACTGAAATCAAAGCATCCAGCTTAGAGAAGGTTATAAAATCTTGAGGAGTTTAAAGTGACAGCAGAAGCTATTCAAGATGTACTAGTATCTTCTTTCCAAAGCCAGATGCAGAATGTACATACAATTCTCCCATGTATTGTTGTTGGTATAAGAGATGGTCTGAATGGGCAGATGGTTGATATTCAACCCACCATTAATCAAAAGTACCAAGATGGTACTGTAAAAGAACGCCCCCCAATCTTGGGTGTACCAGTAGCTTTCCAAGTATCTAAAAAATCTGGTTTTACTTTCCCTATTGAAGTTGGTGATACAGGCACAGCCTTATTCTCAATGAGAAATATGGATGCTTGGAAATCTGGTAATGGTAGACCGTCCACCCCGGCAAACTTTGCTAAGATGGATAAAGGGGATGCTATTTTCCTCCCTGGAATCCAACCCCCAGGAATGGCTGTAAATAATCCAGCAAAGCACGTCCTAACACACGACACTAAAGACACTGTGATGTTCGCTAATCTAGGTGGTGCTGAAAGTGAAGTTAGGTTGAAAATTGATGGTAGTATTGAAATAAATACATCGAATCAACCCGTGGTTATTAATTGTTCACAAGCAACTATTAATGCTTCTGAAAGCATTAATCTCAACACCCCTTCAATGGTTGTGGATGCTCAAAGTACCCAATGGATAGGAAACATCAATCTCCAAGGAAATCTTGTACAGATTGGTAACTATACAATTACCGGTGTTGCAACCTTTAATGGAATTCCATTTTCGACACACAAACATCTGGGAGTAACCCCAGGAAGTGGTACTTCAGGCACTCCAACAACTTAAGGTGATAAATAGTGGATTTCAAATTAGACCCTCTTGAGCATGACATTCTCTGGAACAATGGTCCTCTAACCAAAGATTACACAACTCAACCTTATACACAAACAGTAGGTCAAAGGTTGAAGATTAGACTTCTCACATTCATGGGTGAATGGTTTCTTGATACAACATATGGCGTTCCGTATTGGCAAAGATTGTTAGGTATCAAGCAAACCTCTAAGTCTGCTATTGATCTTATCTTTCAACAACAAATCTTAGCAGAGCCCGGAGTTAAAGAAATCGTAAGCTTTGATTCCACTTTTCAAAACAGACAATATTCACTTAATTTTAAGGTGAAGGTTGTTACAGGAGAAATTACATCTCCTATTATAGTCAACCCTGTAAATTAAGGAAATAAAATGGCGGGTATTTCTGACCAAGGCTTTACAATTAAAAGAATGACAGAGATACTTTCAGACTTACGAGCTGAAGCTACCTCTTTATTTCAAGATTTAGTTGAACCCGGTGATCAGGTCGACACATCCAATAGCTCAGCTCTGGGTAGGCTTGTAGCGCTTGTGAGTCCGAGTTTAGCAGATTTGTGGGAAGTAGCACAAGCGGATTATCAGGCATTTGATCCTAATTCTGCAACGGGTATTGCTCTGGATAACCTTGTAGCCCTTGGTGGCATCACCAGACAAGAACAGACCTATTCAACAGCACAAGTGATCATCTCAGGGGATAATGGTACTCTGGTGTCATCAGGGCCCACTGTAGGCAGCTCAATTGACAGTAGTCAGTGGACTATTCTCTCTCCTGTAGCGCTTTCTCCTTCTCAAGCTGTCGGTGTTACGGTTACTCCTGTAACGGTCTCTAACACCACAGTTTATAGCATAACTTATACATCTATTACTACATCTAACACAATCAATTTTACCAGTGACTCCTCTGCTACAGCTGCTGAGATTGTTGCTGGATTGAATGCTGTAATTATTGCAAGCCACCCTAGTCTTGTTAGCAGCATTGAGGGTACGTCTCTTAAAATTAGTCGTGTTGATGAATTCTCTGCTGTAACTTTCACTGTTACCCCTAATATTGGAATCACTAAAGTACAAAAGCTTGGTGAAGTTCAGAGTAGTGCAGTGGGCGAAGTTAACGCCGAAGCTAATACACTGAATGTTATTCTTACCCCCCAGCTTGGTTGGGACAGCGTTACAAACCCCCAAGCTGCAAGTCCCGGCAGAAATCTCGAAACAGATGAGGAACTTCGCTTAAGGTTTAGAGAGACTAAGTTTGAACGGGCCTCTAATATTCTTGAAGCTTTATACTCGGCATTGATTAATCTTGAAGGTGTTGAGGAAGTAAGAATCTACGAGAATGATACAGATGTTGTAGATGCGTTTGGTGTTCCTGCACACAGCTTTATGCCGATTGTTCTTGGTGGTGTAAGTATTGATATTGCAAATACCATTTGGGAAAATAAACCAATGGGCATCAGAAGCTACGGTGATACAGTTGTAGTTATCTTCGATACTCAAGGGTTTTCTCATAATATTGGTTTTGAAAGACCTGATCCACTACCTGTTTATATTACGATCAACCTCACTACTGATAGTGAATTCCCAGGTACGGGTGTTGACGATATCAAATCAGCATTAATTGCATACTTTGATAGTAATCTTGGTATTGGTGATGATGTTATTTGGAGTAGATTATTTACCCCAATCAATACTGTAAAAGGTCATGAAATTGATAGCTTGTTTATTGGTACATCCGCAAGCCCTACAAGTACTGACAGTATTCCGGTAGCTTTCGATATGATTGCTTCACTGTCTTCAGACAACATTATTATCAATACATAAGGAGTGATATATGGCTATCACGCCTTTTGAAGAAATCGACTATCTTTCTGAAGCTCGTGAACGAGTGACGGAGCAGTTCGTAGGAAAGGAAGTTTTTGATAAATATCTTCAACTCCTTATCAACGCTCAAGTAGAAATACAAAAAGTATTCAAAGATTTGATGCAGCTTAGAAGCCTTGATACTGCTACTGGTGCTCAACTCGATGTGATTGGTAGGATTGTTGGTCAAGAACGTATCTTGCTGAATGCTGACTTCTACGACTTCTTTGGATTTCAAGGTGCAACCAAAGCATCAAGTTTTGGTGAAGTTGGCAACCCATCTGTAGGTGGGATGTTTTACGATTTTGGTAAACCCCTTGGGGGTAATATCGAACTAGATGACGCTACCTACAGACTCTTCATTAAAGCTAAGATCTTTAAAAACACCACGTCATCTACACCAGAAGAATTCCTTGCAGTACTTAACCTTGTTTTTGGGACTGATACGACAGTATTAACAGAAGAGGGAGACGCCTCTATTACTGTATTGTTATCCAGAGCCTTGACTGACTTTGAAAGAGCGCTCCTCTTCTATATCAGTAATGAACCGGGTTATCCATCAAGACTTATTCCAAAGACAGTGGGTGTGAGAATAAACTTTGGAGAATATAATGGAGATAATTTCTTTGGTTTTGACGGAGTACCAGGCGCCAAGGGTTTTGGGGAATTTACAGGCAGCTACGGCTGGGGACTTGGTTATGGTTTAAACTACGGAGAGAGTGACTACACTACAGTTTCTGGTGGATATTTCGCTAGCCTCTACCAAATTTAAGAGAGAAAAGCCCCTAACGGGGCTTAGTAAGTGTAGTTCTCATAGCGTTCAATCAAAGCTTTAGCAACTCTTTGATCTGGTTGCTCAGATGCCAATATCTTAGCTTGCTCTAGTTTGAATGCTAACCATGCTGCATGGGTTTCTTCGGCTGTGTCAAAATAGCCCAAATGCCTAGGTTTTCCTTTTTCAATAGGACAACATTTAGCCACATATTTTTTGTCTCTCTTGTGAAAAGATACTCCGATAGGCTGCTGACCACGAACAGCATTGTTTTCCGCAAGAAAAGTATTAACTCTTGCATCAACGAAAACACAAGTTTCAGGGCTGTATAATTTGTTAGCTTTAACTAGAATATCCTTGTCAAGATGTTTTGATTCCCAATCTTGAGTCTGCATCCAAGTTTTGAAGGTTGAAAATAAGTGCCACTCCGATATGACTGAACATCCAATATAAGTTGGAAACATGTCTTGGTATTTACCATAATAGCATCTTACTAGCATACTTTTCCAAGTTACGTAAAATGGGCACGACCATATTGCTTTCTTTTTACCATTTACTATTCCGTACTCATACACGTTGTAGTCTGCATCATTGACACCCACACCTGCAACCAATCTGTTTCTTTTTCTAAGTTTCACTGTATATCCTCGATTAAAATTTAGGTACAGAAGGAACTATAATATACTCATCAATTCTTGTAAAGGAAAATATAGACATGGCCGAGATTAACAAGCCTTCTGACATTAACAAAATTTGGGCTTCAGCTGGAGATGTCTTGGCCCCATCTGACAGTAAAATCAGTACCGGCTGGGCCGTTGAGATTCCGCCCCGTCAGTGGTTTAATTACATTGATAATAAACAAGACCAAGCTATTGCCCATATTAACCAACACGGCATTGCTGTGTGGGACAATACTACAGAATATCAATATAGTGTGAGTGGCACCAAGTCAATCTGCATGGGTTCTGATGGCACTATTTATCGGGCAAAGCAAGTAAGTATTAACCAAAATCCAGTGACAGATACCACTGACACTTACTGGGAAATTGCTTTTGCTAACGTAAGTGATTTCTATACTCAAACACAAAGTGATGCAAGATATCTTCAGAAATCTGCAAACCTTTCTGATCTTACTAACCCTGCAACAGCTCGTTCAAATTTATCTGTATATTCCCAAGCTCAGACATATACTAAAACAGAGGTTGATGCTAAAACGGCTGTGGCAACTACACTCCAAGCCCAACAACAAACAAGTAATACAACCCTAATTTCTGCGTTAAAACTGGCAGAAGCCTTTCAAGGTACTAATCAATCCCTTGCAGCAAATGGTTACCAAAAAATTCCTGGAGGTTTAATCATACAGTGGGGGTTTTATACCATCAGTGTAACTTCTTCTGCTCAATTCTACAGTTTCCCAACAGCATTCCCTAACAACAGTTTTCTGACTATTGGTTCAGATGGTGTGGGGGCTGTGCCTGCTGGAGAGATGATTTCAGTAGAATCTTTTAGTACTACTCAATTTAGGGCTTATAGATCAAGTGGGACCGGCACCACAGGGTTCTTCATTATCTCCATAGGTAATTAATTATTAAAGTTTATTATAACCTTGGCTATGATATTTTGCACTCATATAAATTCGGCCTTCCGTATACAAATAAACTTATCGTTACCCCATAGGTGGTCAAATGACACAGAAAACTTCTCCCTTCCTCGAAGCAAAGTATGGTTGGGCCTACGGAGAGAGTGGCTGGAATACGGGTATGGATGAGAACCTTTTAAAGTTTTCTTTCATGTTTGATAACAATATAGACGGTCTTGTAAGTGCCCTGCCCCCTGCTTCAAATGGTAAGGCTTACTTTCTTACAACTGATAATAGGCTGTACTTTTGTGTAGGCACAAGCTATTATTCAACACCTACACCTTTATGGCTGATATTCAATATTAAGACTACAGGTCAAGCTTATCAGTTCAATGGTACGTCTGCCCAAGTAGTTAATAATGTCTCCCAATTAGATAATAGAGTAACAGCCTTAGAATTAGAATTAGCTTCCTTGGGCACAGCAGCGTATGAAAATATTGATTACTTTGCTTCTCAATCGGACTTGGATGTTGCACAATCAACTTCTGAATCTTATACAGACACCCTTAGAAATGATCTTTCTTCCTCGGCTCTTGGTACACCGGGGGCAAACAGAATAGGTTATAATCCCGCTTCAGTCTATTCTGTTGGAACATTAGGTGCTGCGATTTCTGACCTTTCAAATAGCTCAGACCTAGACAAAGGTGCAGCACTGATTGGTTTTGACGGAACTTCGCTCACTCAATATTTTAAAGGTCATGCAGAATATGTTGTAGGTAGCATCTCTGAACTTAAACTCGTTAATAAGCTTGTACACACAAAAGTTTTTGTTTCGGGTTACTATATAGCAGGAGATGGCGGGGGTGGTACGTACTTCTTGGACCCTAGCGATACCACATCTGTAGATAATATGGGTACAATTATTGTTTCATCTGATGGAGGAAGATGGAAGTTGGTGACAAGAGGTGGTGTGAGCCTAAAACAGTTTGGTGCGAAAGGGGACGGTACTACAAATGACACCATAAGCTTTGCTGCTGCCAAGGCATGGGCTTCTAGTAATCTACCTACCACCCTCTATATTCCAAAAGGCGTGTATGTTTGCAGTACATTAGGTAATATGGCCTATAGTGGACTGAGTCTTATTGGAGAAAGCGATAGGCAGTCTGTTTTGAAAGTTACAGGTTCCGGTGTTGCCTTCCTCGCAGATGCATTTTCTTCGGGCTCTGGTTCTGATCCTTTTGTACAAGCTTGCAACTTGACCAATATCACTGTAGAAGGTAACTCAACCACAACAAATATTTTTCAGGTACAGGGGTTGGCCAGATGTTCTTGGACTAACGTTACTGCTCGTGTGGCCGAGCCCACAGCTGGTATTGGATTTTCGTTTAAAGGTTTCATGCTCAGTAAATTTGAAAAGTTAATGTGTTCCACTGACTACTCAACAATGAGCACTAAGCCTTATGAGGGTTTGAAGCTAGATGAGGGGCGTAGAGCTGGTGTATCAATTGGTAACTGTAGTAACAACGTATTTACAGCTTGTTATTTTGAGGGCTTGTCTATTGGCATAAGGATGCTATTGGGCGACCAAAACACTTTTATTGGTGGTAGCCCTGAAAGTTGTAGCGTTTATGGCTTGGTAGTAGGAACTGGAAGTAGATATAATACCTTTATTGGCACAGGGTTTGAAAACATATCTGCAACTGCAGATATTTCAGATGCTGGTCAACATACTCAATTTATAAATTGCTATTCCTCTAAGAGTATTATTTTACAAGGAAGAAATTCCAAGGTATCTGGCGGCTTCTTTGAACGCATAGAAATTCAAGGTGGGGCTGTTAAAAACTGTATTGAAAACGTCACATACAACCATTGGACAAGTGGTGCTGGCGGATATTTTGACAGTGGCACAGCAACCGAATGGAAAAACCTATATGATGAAGATTCTTTGGCATACAAGTACCCACTAAAAGGGCGTACAACAATTGCTGTAGCTTCTCTGCCATTTACTTATACCAATAACACAGGCCAATATATCGAGGTTATTGTTATAGGCGGTACGCTTACGGGTATCACTGCTGGGCGTCCGGGAGACAGTACTTGGGCTAAACCTTTCACGTCTCCAACAGCTCATCTTATGGCACCACTAGATACTCTAACTCTTACAGGAAGTGTTGTACCTACGGGTATGAGTTATGTGGCACATAACGGATTCCAAGGATAATATGACAAACTATTCAGAAGCTGCAAAGCTCTTGGGTGTAGAGGAGGCAGCCGTAAAGGCTGTCGCTTCTATCGAGAGTCAGGGATATGGTTTCATCAAGGACGCTAAAGGTGCTAATGTCCCTAAGATTCTCTTTGAACGTCATATCATGTTTAAGAGGCTTAGAGATTTCACTCCAATCAAATCTAAAGATATGGCTGCTAAATATCCTGATATTGTCAATGAATCTCCTGGTGGTTACAAAGGGGGTTTGGCTGAGTGGGAACGTCTTGATAAGGCTATCAAGATTGATCGTGTATCAGCATTGGAAAGTGCTTCTTGGGGATCGTTTCAAATTCTTGGCCTGCACTGGAAGGCTCTAGGTTTTAATTCTGTTCAAGAATTTGTGAACAAGGCTTATACAGAAGAAGGTCAACTCGATCTTTTTGTTCGTTTTGTTAAAGCAAGCCCAAATGTCTTGAGGGCTTTGAAAGCTAAAGACTGGGTTGGTGTAGCTCGTGCCTACAATGGTCCGGGCTATGCTGCTAATAAATACGACATTAAGATGAAAGAAGCTTATGAACGATTCAGTAAAAGTTGAAGATCCTGTAATACCTATCACAAAAGATACATCTGTTGAAGCAACTATCACTTCTACCCTGTCGTCTACTCCTACTAAACTGGCTTTAGTGCCCAACTGGAAGAAGGTTCTCAAGACCTATTCCTTTTGGACTACTGTATTGTCTGCCTTGTTGTCGCTGGTTGAAATCATTCTTCCATTCTTTTCTCTCCTTGAACCTACAATGTCTGTAGCTGCATATGGGACATGTATGTTCGTGCTCAACGTCTCAGCTGCTGTCTTCAGGATGATTAAACAACATAAGTTGTGGCAGCCAGAAGAGGATAAGGAAAATGTTCAGTAACCTATTCTCTGGTGCCACCCTCTACATCATCCTAGCCTTGTTAGCTTCAACAGTAGGCTTTGGCTATCTTTCGTATAGTTTGAGCAACGATAAGGCTGTAGCAGTATCTCAGCTTAAAGATGCTAATAACGCGATTCTAGGGTATCAAAAGGACGCCGAACTTAAGGATTCTTCTTGTAAGATTGATGACACCTCAGTGGTTGAATCCTTAGCTGAGAAACAAGAGGTTAGAGACAAGATTGATAACCTAGTTGTTAAAATAAATAAACTCAAGACAGGAGTTGCAATAGCACCCTCCGAAACAGAGACAAATAAAAATGCGAAAACTACTACAATTTATGGTTCTGAGTTGCTTTCTCTTGATTTGCGTCTCTTGCTCGACTCAGCCTACTGCATTGCAAGCCCCGAAGACAGTATATGTGGGACCACCGGACAGCCTCCTAGTGTACCCCTGCAAGGCAAGCCCGTCAGGTGAGAGCGTGATGGATTTGGCTGTAGCATACAGCAAGAATACAGGCTGCATTGCTATGTGGCAAAAGCAAATGGATAAGATTAAACAGAACAAGAAAGCGCAGGAGGCTCTTTATAATGTCAAGCCCAAGTGATGCTAATACAAGGATGAACAACCTTATTGAGCGGGCATGTATTGCTCTGCTAGGTATTTGTGTGTCAGTGATGTTCATGAGCTATCAAAGTGTGAGCAAAGACGTAAAGGATGCTAATGATAAAATCATTCTCCTACAAATGGACAAGGTCGGTAAGTCTGACATGCGTGAATTTGAGGTTAGAACTAACTCTCGTATGGATGCGGGTTTCTCAAGTTTAGCACAGAGAGTTGATAGTAATCAGCAAGATATTCTCAGACAATTCCAGTTTTACTTTGATAAAGCTAAGAGTGGTCGATAGGGAGATTGGTACATGGTCTGGGTGATTATAGAAAGGTTTGTTCATCTCATGACCTTGGTTCTTTTGATATTGATGATTAGTATCATCTTCAATAATAATAAAACTGGGGATGAAAGGAATACTTTTAGTTTGAAACTGGAAGAGTTCAGGCAAGAAAGTAAGAAGGTTACAGCAAGTAATGTAACTTACATTGAAGGTAGGATTAATACTCTAGCTGAAATTCAAGACAGTTATCAGGTAAGTACAAGTAATAAAATGTATATCCTTGAGAAACGTATGGATAAACTTGAACAGCAGAATAAACTGGCACCTAAGATCATCAACAATAATAACTCTAATGCAGTGATTAATACTCTTCTGCCTTGAGAGAAAGAATAAAAATAAGTACTGCCCTAGCAGACATTTGAGGTTACGCCATTAACCTTATCTTAGATACTTCAAAGCCCAGCCTCCTAAATGGATTGCTGGGCTTTCTTTTATCTCAAATTTACTTATTGAACATCCGATTACTCAGGCCAGTATTACTTAGCGACTCATAAGGTACAAAGATAGCGGCTTTATTCTCAGCCATCTTCTCTTGTACTTCTAGAGCCCGGTAAGCCAGCAACTTATCACTTAAGCCAGCACTGGTAGTTGCGTTAGTGTCACGAAGAGTTTCAGCTTTCTTCATTTCAATTGCATAGTTAGCCTCAGCAAGTTTGAGTTCGTTTGTCTTCTTAACCATTGCTACAGCTTGTTGGTTAGCCTCTGTTTCAATCTGAAGCTTACGTTCAGCTTGAGCATTATATGCTTGATCTACAGTATCAGGGTAGTCAAGATTAGCCAATGTAATATTGGACATCTCAAGAGGACTACCTTTCATTTTAGCAGTCAGTTGAGAGTATAGGTCTGCTGTAATCTTATCAAAATTTGCAGCTACTTCCTCAGTAGAATACTTACCTACGACACTACGAGCTACAGATTGTACAACGTCTTGACCGTATACTTTATACACCATTGGAAGGGTTACTTGGTAAGCCTCATGCTTGATGTCGTTGAACATAGCATTGATTACTTTATCATCGCCAGCAATACGAGTACGGAACTTGACAACAAACTTTAAGTCAAGATTGTCTTGCATCTTGACAGAAATAGCCTCCCCGTAAGTCTGAGTGCTGGTGTCAAGAACAACCATTTCATCACGACCCCACAACAGATACTTACCGGTTTCTTTTACATCTGGTGAATATCCAGTGGTGCTTAGAATCTTACCCTTTGCTGCTGGGGGAACTGTGTAATAACCACAGCCAGTCATGGATAAAGCAATTGCAACAACAGCGAACATCTTCTTCATTGTGTATCTCCTTGGTTTAAAATTAGTTTGTACGTTTTACAGCTTTTTCAAATGAATCCTTTACAGATTGGATATCTTGACGTTGTGATCCGATCTTGTCAACACTTTCTGGTGCAGAAGCATTAAAACTAGACCGACCAAGCTCTTGTTGGCGCTCCCCAATGTTGAATGCTGATAGAAGAGTAATAAAGAGTAAAACAACACCAATAATTAAGCTAACCTTTTTGTAATTTTTAATGCTGTCTTGGTACTTACCAGTATAAAGCAAAATACCTGTAATAGCTACAATAAATGCACAAACACCAATAAGTTTGTAAACACTCCATGCTAAATAGATACTCATATCATTCTACTCCGTTGTAAGGTTTATGTTTAGTTGTGTTGGTCAAAAAGCTGTTTCCTCGTTTACTCACAACCTCTAGCTCATACTCCTGTTCTTCTTTAGTCATAGGAGCCTGTTTAGATTTATACACACATACTCCACCAATTGCAAGAAGTAAAACTGCCCAGATTATCATTTCGTTTCCTCCAAATTAGTTGTCTTAACACTGACCTCGAAAGACTTTTCCAAATCCTTCAGACTCTTAATAATCACTTGTTGCTTCTGTTCAATTACACTCACACCACCTTCAATCTGAGACTTCTTCCAATCAAGCCAGAGATAGCCACCTAGCATTACTGTGGCTAAGAGGAAGAGTGTGGCAGCGATGTCTATCATCGGGCCTGTGGTGTTCATTTGGTAACCTCCCACTTCGTTACTACACCGTCTTTAATTTCAATTGTGCAGCTATGATCACCAACACTACTTCCGTCGTCATAATCAATATGTGCTCCTGATGTTGGTAGATTTTCTAGCTCAGGAGGTGGTTCATCAGATTTAAAAACTCCACACCCATCAATGAAGTTTAGTAGATTTGAGAGTTTATCAGAAGAAAGATTTTCTAGATAATGACTCTCATCATCTTCAATATCTAAGCGAAGGTGTGTATGGGAAAATGTAAGACCGTTCTCTTCACACTCCTGAAGAATATTGATCAGTTTTTGTAGGAAACCCATTTGTGTTATGTTCATTTAACTTTAGTCTCTTCCAATAGTTCAAGGATTAGTTTTTGATTCTCTGTTTTGTTGCCAGTCATTTTTATTCCGCCAACACTGTTACCAACTTCTACAAGACTACTAATAAATCTCTTTTGAATAACTTTCAGACAATTCTTACAAGTAACTTGATCTTCATATTTAGTTAGCTTATCAACTCCATGCATTCTGCATGCCACCTCAGACCACCCTTCGGGATCAGATTCATCAGGCTCTGAGAATACTATCTCATAATGTATTTTCATATTTTTATCCCCTCTAAACCCAATAACTCAAATCTTCTTCAACTGCATCCGTGGGAGTCCAGTCAGAATAGATGTCAAAAATACTTTCTGCAAAGTCTTGTGCAGCCTCATAGGATAGACCATCTACTTTCACCACGTAGACATGAGCGGCCTGAACAACCCACTGTAACCTTTCTACGTCTTCCATTGTATATTGCTTATGCAAGTTAGTCATTAGTTGGGCTCGGTTTGTTAAGTTCTGCCCAATGGGTGGCGTTTACTTCTAGATAACCATCATCAAACTTAATCATAAATTCATCGTCAGTGATATATCCAATATCAACATGTTGATAACCAAAGACTTCATAGCAAATCAAGTAGTCTCCTACAGTGGATGGCATTTCTTCTGCACAGCTGCTCCAACTAATCATTTACATACTCCTCTGGAAAATTAGCTTCAGACCAATAAGTAGCATCAACAATCATACCATCGACTACAAAATGACCTGAGCCATAATGGCACGCTGAATAGTATGTCGCTGCCTGGATATCAACAAAACCTACAATTGTAATAATCAGATAGTGACCATCACTTAGAGGCAGTTGATCATTTACATTAGTCCAGTTAATCACTTAATCTCTCCTTCTACCTTCCTCAACATTTCTTCAAGATCTTCCTTACTCAGCCACAGAGGGGCTTCCTCTTGTTGATGATAGATAATAACTGCATTACCTTGAATACTCCAATCTGTCCCGTTGTCTGTAATCATCGATCCTCTGCCTCTTCAATTTGTTTAATTAAGTAGATCAAATCTTGCTTTGTGAGTTCAGCAAAAGACACGGTCTCTCGAAAGTTCAACCGAACGATGTAGTTATTAAGCTCTTTATTGTATTCTGAGCAACCGCTTATCTCACAATCAATGTCAAAATCATAAAAATCATACATAAGCCTTACTCCACAATTTCATATTCATCAATTAAAAGGTAGTTTTCATCCCTTTCATCATCTATAACTTTTGCAGTACCTCTGCTGCTGATACTAAAGCATTCATAAATCTCATGCTTTGTAAAATTAGAGTCAGTTGGGATTAGACAACGTACTCGTAGATCAGCTCTGTAGTCTGGGCAATTCATTTTTATACTCCTTTGTTTAACTTCATGCTTTATTTTAACCAAAAGAAAGAGCTTGTGCAATAGATTTTATTCTATCGGAATGGCAGGTTCTATAGTCTAGTTCTATTAATGTATGTGCATGCCAATGCCTATACCAAAAGCCAATACAAAGGCAATAAAAGCAATTAGGCTAAGTCTCCGGGATGATGACTTGTAAGTCCGCATTGATGGAGCTTTAGGTGGTAAAGGTTTCATTTCAAACTCTTCAACCGTTTACCAAGAATAATACGTGTAAATACTTTAGCTCTGTCTATCCCTACTAAATCAGCAATCTCAGATATTGTCAGCCCCTCTTCACGAAGTTTATAGCACCTAATTGCTAAAGCTTGACTTCTTTTCTCTGCATTATGAGACATACTTATTCCTTCCTAACCAAATAGTCGAGCAGTTTATAGATATTCCCAAGCGCCTCATTTACATCTGTATGCCTAGAGTTCACATTATACCTAAGGTCATCAAGGACTTCCAGCATTTGTCCTTTCTCATCTACAGCAGTTGGTTGGCTATTAACCCACTCATAAATCTCATCATTGACAAACTTGTTAACACGTTCTGATGCATGTCCCGGATTGTAGGATTGGTATTTGTTTAGGATTTCAATAATAACATCCCAAGGAATTAGGCTTTCTTTATTCATTATCAATAACCCTCGTTAACAAAATAGATAAACCTTTCAAGGTCTTGTTCTGTCATTTGAATAATATTTTCAGCTACTCTTGCACCGCCAGCTTCTTCAGCCAAAAGCATAATCTGACTGTTTTCTTTCTTACCAATATATGGAATTACATCGTCTTCACTCATTTTGTCAATCTCCAGATGAAAGAAAAGCCTCATGGAACATTTCTGCTCCGATGAGGCTAAGGATAGCACATTGAGAGTGCCTGTCAAACAATATTTTTAGGATTTACTGAGGCAGTTTTTACACATACAAACGTCATTCATCTCTAACCCTTTGCTCTGTACGCTGAAACACCAGCACACGTTCTTACCTAGCATAATGTCGCATCGAACTGGCATTTCACATTGAGGGCAAGAGTGAGTCACGTTGGATTGTGTACAAACCTTTTCCATTAGCTCTACGTAGTCCATGTTATACCTCAGTTGAAGACAATCTCACACACGCCGCCATTACAGCCGACAGCCCCCATAGTATCTACATCTGTGTAGCTCTGTTGAGACAAGTCTTTAGAGAAGTCTACGTCAACAAAATTTGTATTAATACTAACCCATTTGTGAAGGTTATGACAATCCTTCAACATAAAAGTAAGTTTCATAACATCTCCATCAAAGTTCTTTTCTGCAAACTTCTTAATACGGCGTACCCAATCACGTTTCAGCAAATCACTAGAGTCTTCTGGATCAAGCTTCAATCCGAACCCGAGAGCTGTATCACATGCCATCCACAAGTTGTTACCAAATGCTTGCAATGCACCAACAATCAAGCCAGATGCAAACATTGAGCTGTCGCCATACATATCAAGAATTTGTTGTGCTGTAAACACTTCAGTGAATGGAGCTTGAGCATACGCACGATCACCCATAGAACTGAGAAGGGAAATACCAGCAAACCATTTACGGTTGTTGTAAATGTATTCCTCAACTTCATCCCAATCATCAACTGTAATAGTGTTGCTTACATTATGACGAAGATCGGGGTCAACACACAACTCGTAATTCGTACCATGTTCAATCCAATATTGCTGAGCAGTCTTAACATAGTCAAGCTGTTTCACGCCCATCAAATCAGATTTGTAAATACTACCTTCTTTACTTTCAACAGGGAAGCTAACTACAACATCTGTCCCATTACTACTCCAAACACTAGGCTCAACCATTTTAGGGTTAGTCTTAGTAATGATCCTAGTAACTTCATCTCCTACGTTCATCTGTACATTACGAAGGTATTTAGGACTATGTTCTCCGTGAATACCTGAAGCTGTACCAAGAACAACAGAAGCGTTACCACTGGGTTTTACTGCTGTAGTTCGTGCTGCTTGATTAATCCCAAGAAGAATAGCAACAACAGAATTAATATCTTTAACAACTGTTGCACCATCAATCATGTTCTGGGGATCAAACAAGACATCAGGATTATTCATCCAACCTGTAATACTCACCCCAAGCAGCGCTTCTTTCTCTGTGATTCGACGTGTAGCATCAGACAGATATTTGAAGTTAGAGTAGCCAGCCTGAAGAGTGCCAAGGATTGCCCCAGCTTTACAAGCTCGGAAGAACGATTCCTTATCTACACACTGCCCTCCATTAATTTCCGTCAAATTACAGAATTGAAAGCCTGATTCTCCATTCTCAGCAACTGGCAACATACCAATTTCTACGCAAGGGTTGAAACAGAACTCTTTATTCTCTGTAAAGATAAAACCGGGTTCACCAAAGTCTTTAACAGACTTCATAATGTTTGCCCACTCTTCACGACTTAATTCATCACGAACAAGCATTACAGAGTTGTTACTACGACCACGTTGAGGGTTATCAACAAACCAGTCACCAGTCTTAGCCTTCAACATCAACTCATCATCTTTATCAAACATACAAATGGTTGCAGACCGGCGAACACCACCACTCAAAACTGCGTCAGACATGTGCATAACAAAGTCATAGGCTGTGATGGTAGGAACGCTAACACCTTCTGTTTTACCCTCAACTAATGCTTCTAGCAACGCTTCACACTTAACCAACGCACTACGCAAACCATCAGGGCCTGGAGCTTTAAACCCACCACTAATTAAAGCTCCTTTAGGTCGAATCTTGTTGAAGTCAAAGTGTACTTGACAGCCTTTATAATCAGGGAACGTTCCACCATCTACAAAGTAGCTACTGAACAATACACCAAACGCATCTGCCCACCCCTCAATTGTATCTGGAACTTGAAACACTTTTACTTTCTTTTCGTAACGCTTATGTACTTTTGGTAGTTTAGCGATGTGATGTGATTGAACTGAGAAGCCAACACCACAACCACACAACAGAAGATACATACACTCTTGAAAGAATGCTGCACGATCACAATGAGATACAGAGCAATTGTACATACGAGCTTCGTGTTTAAACAGTTGTTCACCACCAAATTGAAGTGCTCGTTGTGCCCCCAATACAGCTTTATCTTTATAAGCTTGTTCTGCAAAAGAGATATATTCTTCAAGTTCTGGTGTCATAACAGAGGCATACTTCTGACGATGCATATTCATTACACGAGAAACTGATTGATCCCAAGTTTCATATCCACCCTTAACTTCATCCCAACGAGAGTAACCCATGTAAAACTTTGATTGACTCATCATATTTTTGCCAGCGGTATTCATACAACTCCTTATTTATAAATATTTAGTTTC